CGCGACAGGGCCAGCCGGGCCAACCGGCGCGACAGGGCCAGCCGGGCCAACCGGCGCGACAGGGCCAGCCGGGCCAACCGGCGCGACAGGGCCAACCGGCGCGACAGGGCCAGCCGGGCCAACCGGCGCGACAGGGCCAGCCGGGCCAACCGGCGCGACAGGGCCAGCCGGGCCAACCGGCGCGACAGGGCCAACCGGCGCGACAGGGCCAGCCGGGCCAACCGGCGCGACAGGGCCAGCCGGGCCAACCGGCGCGACAGGGCCAGCCGGGCCAACCGGCGCGACAGGGCCAGCCGGGCCAACCGGCGCGACAGGGCCAACCGGGCCAACCGGCGCGACAGGGCCAACCGGCGCGACAGGGCCAGCCGGGCCAACCGGCGCGACAGGGCCAACCGGCGCGACAGGGCCAGCCGGGCCAACCGGCGCGACAGGGCCAACCGGGCCAACCGGCGCGACAGGGCCAACCGGCGCGACAGGGCCAACCGGCGCGACAGGGCCATCCGGGCCAACCGGCGCGACAGGGCCAACCGGGCCAACCGGCGCGACAGGGCCAACCGGCGCGACAGGGCCAACCGGCGCGACAGGGCCAGCTGGAGGTACTAACATAGAACCGGACAACAGCCAAAACATCTTTGCGTCCGTATTACCATCGTTAGCGGCCTTCACGCTAGTAACGACAAATTGCTATTTCGTTTATTTAGGCCGAACAACGCAGACAATGACTCCCAAATACCTTGAGTGGTATCAAAGCACATTAGCCGCAACGGTTACTACGTGCGAAGTGGGACTATTTTCAAGCCCGGCCGCGCCGAATAAAGCAGCACAAAGCTTGACAAAGTTGACGTATACGGGCACCACAACAGCAATCACGTCAACAGGCGTCAAGCGCAATACCGCGGCTTTCAGCACGTCGATACCAAGTGGCACGCATCTTTGGGCAGGTATTCGCGTCGCAGCAACGACTCCCGGCGCAGTCTGGGGCCTGTCCCTGGACATGAGTCAAGGGCATGTATTAACCGCGGTTGGGGGAGCCGCATTCTCGACCGCCGGACCTTGGACTGGCGCGTTAATCGCCGCGTCTACCGCAGCTGTATGCCCGAGCCTGACTGTGTCTATGATTTGACATATTTGCGCAACGTTTCATAGCAAAAACCCCGCAAACAGGACAGGCCGATCATGTGTGATGAATGGTTGGCGATGTGTATTCAGGGAACGTTGCGCACACGGCTAACGCCCCCGTGTCGCCTTTGCGTGCCAACACGCATTGCTCGCACGCCCAGTAGTTCCCGGCGTCCAGATAGCGCCGTTGCATCGACGCAAGTCTTAAATCATGCATGCGATACACAGAATGCCTGTAAAGTGGCGGTAAAATCACAGATGAACCCCCATCCGTAGCCGAACTAGGGTTCAAACCCGCGCCACAGGTACGCTCAGATTTCATCTACGCGCTCGCTAATATATGCATTATAACCAGCCGAAAGCTTCTCTACGTACTCTGCACGCATGCGTTTCACGACCAAACCGGCTAGTTTTGATGCCTTTGCGGATGCACAGCGCTCAGTTGTGCCGTCATTAAGGCGCCCGCGATAGAAAACCAACATCTGCATGCTATCACTAACTAATGCTTGCACAGGGCCGGGAGCCCAACGCTCTACAACGCCTACATGCACGTACCTACCCCAACATTTACAGGGCATTTTGGCGAAAGATATGCGAACCGTGAAAGTGCTGTGAAGACGTGGACTTAGCTTTGACATGAGGGATTTTGCTTTCCGCAACTTGTTGCTGCTATTACAGTTAATGCAACGCCCGTGCCACCATCTAGCACGCCGTCGTGTGCAAGGCCGAAGCCTACTGCGGGCCATTGATACATACCCACCCAGGCAGCGTCTGTGGTAATGCGATCAATACCGCCACACGCCTGATACGCCTTAAGCTGTGCGTCAAAAATCTTAGACCCTAGCCCTTCACCCTGCAAATGCTCGGCCACAGTCATTAAATCATGATGTATTTCCACTTCGCGCTTGCCGCTCTCCCAATTAGTTTCGATCTGGCGCTTGACCTCCACCAACGTTTTACCCTCCGCATCCTTAATGCGCGCGGCGTAGGATAACCCGTCAGACCCATGAGGCGCTAGCTCCAATTCAGTTGTATGCGCCCCAGGCACGTCCAAATGATGCACTGCAGTCAGATTCTGTATGTCCTGATGCGTCAAATCCCTGCCGAAAAGCCCACGCGCCACAGCCTGAACCCTGTCCGGATTGCGTATTGTTAGGCCGCCGGATTGCTGCGAAGCCCCACCCCCGGCAAACTGTCCGCCGGCTGCACTTCCGGCCGGCTAGCGTGGATGCAATGTTTCATCAAATCCGCCGTCTAGCTCTTCGCTTCCGCCGCCCGTTTCGCTTTCTTCCACCGGCTCATCAAATTCCTCCAGAACAGGAATCGCAACGCACCGACATTGGTAGTCCTGCCCGGGGTGATTTGTATCCCCCGTACGTTCGCACGTGACCGGCGGATCATCCCAGCTATGAACAGTGCCCTCCAAAATCGCGTGGTTTGGGTCGCCCTTACCTTTAGGGTCGTCCCGGACGGACCCGTCTTGCGACGTGCTCCACCGGTATCTGTCCACGCCTGCATTTGTCTGGGCCTGCTGGTTCAAGTCGGCATTAAGCTTCAGAGTTTGATCGCGGGCAATAAGCTCCGCGCGCGCACGCGTAAGACCAAACGTGTCTTCAAGCGCTGTGGCTGTGTCTTCAACGCGCAGGCCGTCGTAATCCTCCAAAAGGTCTGAGATTTTCTCAAGCATTTCCTCAGTCATGCCTGTGACCAAATCTGTGTTTTCTCGCCGCCAGCCCGCAATCTGGCCGCCCAAAAACAGGTCCGTGTTTCTGAGCCCGGGCATGTAGCGCACAACGTCACGCTCCACGTGCCCGCGCACCGTGCCCGCAACCTGGCCTAGAGGAATCCGATCGGCGGCTTCGCGCAAGGGGTTCGTGATACCGTTCAGGATCTTGTTAGCTTTCTTACCCAGCATTAAGGGCCCGACGCGCACGGCGTCTTCACGCACGTTCGCCGGGTCCAGGAGCTCAGGGTAGGTTTCCGCAATGGCACCGCTCACGATCGCCCGAAAATCGTCCGCATACACGCGCGCCGCACCCAGGTACAGGCGTTCTGCATCATTCGGGAGCTTCGGGCGCTTGGCTAACTTGCGTCCAAAGAGTTGAGTGCGCAATTCAGCAAGACGGCTGTGAGTAATCACGCGTGTACCTGCAAGCGCGCCCAAGAGCAAAAGACTTTAATGGTGGCTTCAACTAATTGCGTTCGCGCATCGTCCGCAGCTGTGCAATTAAACTCGTCTGCGAGTGCTCGCGCGTTTCGCGCCATACACTCCTCGAAATCGTCTATTTCATCGCGTGTCATTTATAGGCCGCCCTTTCCACAAAAAACCCCGAATCCGGCGCCGGAATGGCGTCCGCTATTGCGGTCCACTCTCGACTTTGCAACATGCGCGCCAAGTGCCTGGCGGGTTCGGCGCGCGCACTGTTCAAGCTGTGCGCCTCCTGGTAGCACTGCGCGGCCGCGCGCTTGTCACCTAGCCACTCCCAGCACATCCCGCACCGCATGGCCGAGTACCACACCTCTTCCAGCCAGCCGCCTTGGGCCGCGCGCAGGCCATAATAGTGGAGCGCGTTTTGGTATTCGCCCGCATCGTACCAACTCTGGGCCGCGTAGAACGTAGCTCGCGGGTCGTCCGGGAAGTCTGCTAGGTCTTGTTCGGACAGGCCCGCGGCTTTGATGTATTTCTCGCGATCGGTTGGGCCTTCACGCCATTCGTGAACCTCAAGCCCGCACGGCTCCACGGCCACACACCCAACGAGCGTTTCGTGCGCGCGGTACTTCCACGCCCACGGCGCACGGGCTCGAATCAAATGCGCCCGCGGAAAGTCGTATGCGCCTCCTTGACACACAACGTTAGCCGTGTAGCCGTCCGCGGTCAGGTCCTGGCGTAGGTCCCCAGTCAGTTGCCGCCCAGCGTCGAGCCACAGAACGTAAGCGCCATCAACCTGGCACAAAAACGATCGGGCGTGGTCCAAGTTCAGCTGGCGCAACGCTCCGAATCCGACGTCCCAACAAGCCGGCCCCACATGAACCTCCCCCGGCAAGTCCCTGAACACGTCCGCGATCAAATCGCGCGTGTTGTCAGTCGAACTGTAGTCCAAGATCACATACGAATCCACGTAAGGCAACGCGCTTTCAAGGCTCCGGCGCAACACCCTGCCGGAGTTCTTGATGAGCATGTTAAGGCAGACGTGGGTCACACCCTATTTCCTTGCGGGTTTCGTGCCACCGTTGCCCTTCTGCGTGCCGGGGCCTTTAGCCGGATTGATCGCTCCGCCCGTGCCCGGCGGTGGCACGTGTTCAGGCAGGACCTCAGGCACCGCAAAACCGCGCACGTCCTTAGCTGTGGGTGTTCGGCCTACATCCGCAACCTCAGGTGCGCCCGGAGCCGCGCCGGCTGTGAGGTTGCGCACAATATCGGCCAGGAGCTTCTTGCGGGTCTCAAGGTCCACTTTCCACGCGTCGCTCCACGTGTTCTGGTCTGTGAAGCGGCTAAGGCAGATCTCCTCTGGCGTTACGGCCTGCATATCCACGTAGTTCTTGTCGGCGTTGCTCATAGCCGCGATCTCTTGCGCACGTTCGAGCGCCGAAGGGGTGTAAAGGGGCTCGAACGTCACCACCACGTCGTCCACTTCGTCTGTGTGCCCGAGGGTTTGCAGAATCACCTTGCACAAATCGCTAATGCGCGGGCCCACGACGTTCGTTTGATAGGCCTTAGTTTTGTCCCAAAACCATCGAAGTGAGCTCTCCCCGGTCGAAAATCCGGCCGCGTCCTGGCCAAAGAGGACCAGCATGGGGATTTGCGCCGTGGCTGCAATACGGAATGCGGCCTGCGAAAGTAGGGCCGGAATGCCGGCCAAGCTCATAGGTTGACGCTCAAATTTCTCATCGGTGTCGATGACAATAGCGCGCAGCACGGATCGGTAGAAGTCCACCATTTGCATGCGCTCCATTAAAGCCTGGCCTTTGTTAGCCATTAGTTTCTGCGCGAAACCGTTGACAGTGTAAACGGCTTGTGGGCCCTCGACAATCAGCAGCTCAACACCCTTCCAAAGCGTTTCGAACATACGCAACTGGGGCCAGCACTTATCCAGGACGCTGTAGTCGTAGGACGCATTCATGTTGCGCTCCCGTTGCGCTGTGCGCACACCCGGCCAGCGAATCATTCGCGATTCGTGAATCGTGTACGCGCCTGCGGCAACGCCTACCCATGTCTGAGAAAGTGTGTATTTATCGGGCGTTCCCGCTTTAGGCCCATCTTTGTACCACGAAACCGGCCACATGAACCGCCGGTCCACAACCTGCAACCACTGCACTTCGCCCGCCCGGTCCAAATCCAGCGGCTCAGATGCGGGCTGGCCATCGTCCACACCCATAACTGTCCAGCCACCGCCGAACAGCCGTCCCCAAGCGCAGCTCTCGAGAAACCGATCATGCACGGCCAGGCGTTCGAGTGCCTGTGCCAGAGCTTTGTCAACCGTCTCATCCCCGGCGCTCACCTTAAATGGAAGGCGAAAAGCTTCATCGACCGGGACGTCAACGATTCGGCTAGCCAGGTCCGAACCGTGATACAGGTTCGAAAGCGAAATCAAGTCGATCGGCGAGTACCCGTGAAAGACCCCGTAAGTGGTTTTGTCGCGTGGCGTGCCCATTCCTGTCGCAGCGTTGGCCCAACCGACGCCCGAACGTCCAGGGTTCGTGCTGAAATTTACAGAGTCAAAGCCCTGAAAACCCGTCAAATTGTCGAGATGTGTGGTAACGTTTCCTAGATGTCCGCTCATTGGCCGCCTGATTTGCTTCGTCCCTGTTCTAGGCCGGGCATTCGAACGCACGATTCGCGTATGGCGTCCCGCGGGCCTGCTCGCAACTGTCGTGAATGAAGCACGGTCTTAGTCTAGCGGACCTGCGGACGGGGTCAAGTCAAGGCCAGCATACGAGCCCACACAGCATAAGAATCGTGTGCTCGAACGCGCCTGCAACCGTTCACCCCCAAAGCCTTCCAAGTTCCTGCACCCAACAAATCGGCCAGCACGTCGTCTAGTTCCTTAGCTGTATGATAGCGCCTATAATCCAGTCCTTCCACGAAATCCGGGGGAAGCGCGGCCCACGTCACAAGACAAGACCCCGCGGCCATAACCTCAAAAGGTCTGCTGGTTTGCATAGGGTTATTTGACGGCAAATCAACACTAATTTTAGTGGCTTGTAGCGACCTCACGTAACAAGCCGTCCACTCCTCGTGGGCCTCCCCGAAAGCGGTGTAGGCAAACGCCTGCTGCAAGTTGATTGGCGTGCGCACATCCGACAGAAACGCTTTGCGCTTTGCGTACAGCACACCTGCAAAGCCCACGTCTATACGTTTGTGTCCACGTGCGGGCCGAAAAACGTTTATATCTACGTGCGGCTCATGTAGCCGCCCACCAAAAGTCTTAACGTCCGACGGATCAGGCCAGAACCACTGGGTGTAGTGTATACGTGCACCCCAATCCAGCAGGAGATCTCGCCGCTGTGTGCTCTCCGCTGCAAATCCAATTTTAGGCAGCCTGTCCCACGCTATCCGGCCGTAGTAAACGGCCAACCAACCGTCGATGAACTCTGGACCTAGAACGAGTGTAGTACACTCACGCAAAGTTTCTAATGTAGGTGCATTTTCCGGCTCCCCTGCGCAAACGCACCCATTCCAGTCAGTGGGTACGGCCACGTCTATGACATCGTGCCCGAGGCGCCGCAATGCGCGTGCAGATGCCCAGAGCGACCACGACGATCGAATAGTATTGGAGTGAAAATACGCCAGTTTCATGCTTTAGGATTTTTAACCTCTGTGTAGCTAAGATCCCAGTTTTCGTCAACAGCTTGCACAAACTCGGCCATCGTCCAGCCACACGCTGTCAGAAAGTCCGAGTACGCAGTGTTGTAGACCTCACTCGAGATTTCACCTCGGTACAAGTCATCGCCCAGCGTCAAGAGAGTTGCGCCTAATTGATTGAAGGGGACTCTCATCGGTACACCCGACTCCACCTGCGCATTTGCGCGTCTTCAACGGCCAGATAGACGCTTTTGTGCCGATCCATAAGCGCCAGGGTCAGCACCATGTGTGCTCTCGCCTGCCACGGGTCGAGCCCCTTAGCGCGCGCAAGCTCGGCCACGGCCTCAATCAGAAAAGTGTTCATACAACACAGTCCGGCGCAAAGGCCTGAAAAAGGAACTCCACTCCACGCATGCGCAGTGTGGCTGCTCGGCGCGCCGAATGCCGATGAGCACGGCGTGACCGCCCGGGCCTCACACTGGACGTGCGCTCGGCAGCCACGGCGCGAAAGGTTCGGACAACAATGCGTGATTCAAGACTTGTCATGACTTAACTCTTTGCACAAACTGTGCCATTTAGTTACAGATTCGAATCCCGTCCGCGCGCTCAAAGCAGACGCCTGTTAGAATTCGACGGGCCGAAGGGGCGGGTGCGGCGTGCGTGCGGCCACGAATCACTAACTCGGGAAGCACGACCATAGGTGCGCCAACAGCCTGGCGAGCCATAAGGGCGAAAATGGAGAACAGCAAAGCCCAAGATCGAAGATCAATCAAGTCGTCAGAGGAAAGTCCTCCCGGGTCCACTGCGTACCGGGCTCGTAATACCGCCCCAAGAGGTCTGCTCTTTCTTCTGCGCACTTCCGGGCGGCTCCGAGGTTGTTGTCGAAGTGCTTGGGACTCAACCGAACACCTTCAACTTGCGGCCAATCGGGGCAGTGGGGATTCTCTAGGCGCACTAGGTGCGAGAGGACCCAAAAGTCGTGACCGATGCCGAACCGCTTCAACTGCCACACCTCTACGATCCAGTGTTCGAAGGCCGGATCTTTGGTGTACGACTTGATCCTAAACCTGGTTCTGAGCTTGCCCTCGGATACGTCCGGATCTGGCTCCATGACTTAACTCTTTGCACAAACTGTGCCATTTAGTTACAGATTCGAATCCCGTCCGCGCGCTCAAAGCAGACGCCTGTTAGAATTCGACGGGCCGAAGGGGCGGGTGCGGCGTGCGTGCGGCCACGAATCACTAACTCGGGAAGCACGACCATAGGTGCGCCAACAGCCTGGCGAGCCATAAGGGCGAAAATGGAGAACAGCAAAGCCACGGTTACGAGGCCGAGAAGCATAATTTCCAGCGGATCTAGATGACGTTTCATTGTAGCGCCTTTCGGGGTTGGGGGGTGACCCCGTAGGAGGGGTCATTCCTCGCCGGAAAAGCCGTCGATCCTGCTGCCCCCGTGGGCTTGCAATAGATACTATTGCTTGAAGCGTGCCAGTGCAAAAATGCCGTGTAGCTACACTGTGGGTGCGCTTCGCGTGCATCCTAATTGCGCATGTTTGCACAACTTGCGCAATCAATACACCAATCTAGGCCCGCGATCGAATGGGCTTTGAAACTCAGGCTCGACAACCGGGCGTTCAACCTTCATTTGCGCGCTCAAATACGCCCACATTGTGGACAAATTCGCCGCAAGGTACCCAAGGGCTTGAGTCATGGCGTCCACCTGGTCATCGTGCTTGGCCTTCGGGAAGCCCAAAACCTCCGTCACGAAGGCCCCCACCCACGGCGCGTAATCGTCCGGTGGGAAGTAGACGTTCCCGCCCTTGAACAGGTATGTTATCGAATTGGCGCGCGCAATCTTACCCCCTTCTGGGTTCACTTCAATCACGCCTGGAACAGCGCGTTTCAAAGCCTCAATCACGGCCGAGCCGTTGGCCTTGTCTTCCACAAGCTTATCGCGCACGCCAGGCCATGCCTGCAGAACGCCTTTGCAGAGACGTATCGTGTCGTCGCATCCAGCCAAGCACGTCACGTTCGCAAGTGGCCCGTAGAAGTCCACACCGTCGGTACCCCATACTTGGATGGAAATGTTGTCGCACCCAGCTTTGTCCTTGAACGAGCAGTCCACACTTAAGATGGTGTTGCTCAAGTCCGGAATCTTAGCCCAGCGCCTAAACGTCTCCGCCTTAAAGACCTCACCCAGGGGGTTAGTGGGATTCTGCTGCAGCTGCGCGTTAGCGAAAATCCCAAGAGCTGCTTCCAACTTCGCAACTTTGGCCTCGGGGTAAGCCGCTGGCCACAGCAGCTCACCATTGACTGTACGCCAGTCCCCGCCGTACGGTGTCACGCACGGCTTGTCGGCCTCGTAGCGCATGGGCAGGCGCAACACAGTAGGGCGGCCTATATCGATAAGGTGGCCCACAAGATCGGCTTCGTGCAGTCGCTGCATGATTACCAGATACCTAGGGATCTCCGTAGGTTTAGTTCGAGTGCTGATGGTCACATCCCACCAGTTGCTCACGAAATCAAGCTCAGCCTTAGTGGTGGCCGCGGCCCCAACAGTGTCATTGGGTTTGATCGGGTCGTCACACTTGCGAACATTTCCGTGTTTGCCTGTCCCCCTGCCGTGTACCGTGGAGGCGTACCTGAACCCGCCTAAAGTGTTATAGAAGAACTTGGTTGCGGGGTCCTTTTTCTGCAGCTGGATGTTAGGCCAGCGCGCCTGATACCAAGGGCTCTGCACCAACGTAATAACGCGTGCGGCGTCACGCTCCAAGTTGTCCTCATCAAAACTGAAGTTAAGGGGACTGAACGTCGGGTCAACGGTCCAGGCCCAAGCATCTGCGAGCGTGCTCACCCACACGCTTTTACCCGTGCCCGGGGGCACATTCAGGATCATTTCGTAGCCGTCGCCAAAATACGCTGCTTCAGTGTGCTTGCAAATCTCTTCGATGTGCCAGCCGTGGACGTACGCCTGTCCCGGGAAGAGTACCGGCCAAGCGAGCGTGCCGAATGCAAGCAAGCCATGCGCAGTCACCAGCCGACGATCGCGCTCAACTAGCGCCTCTTCAAGTCGGCTTAAACCCATGATCGGCCTGTCGCGGTAGCCCACGGGCCAAGGCTTTTAGCGGCATTTATGGCTGACATTCGGATCATAGGAGTACGCAGAAAAGTCACGAAGAGTTCCCGTGGGAATGTTTGTGCGAAACCGGTCACGAAGAGTTCCCGTGGGAATGTTTGTGCGAAACCGGTCACGCCCCACCTAAAGCCTTCCACAGCTCAAGCGAGACCATGCATTTGCCGTCGGGCCACGCCAGAACGTGGATGTTTTCGGTTTTCTCGCACCAGGGTAAAAGGCCCGAAGGCCACGCACGCAGCCCAGCGCCTTCCTGCGCTTCGCCCACTGCGGTTAGGCGCGGAACCAAACCCGCGGCCTCGCATTGCGCCGCAAACTCAGCCGGCGTAAGGCAGAAAAACCCGTTGTCATTTTTGATCATTCGTTTCTGCTTTAGTTTCAAGAGCTAACAGCTGAGCCAGCTCTGTGTCGCTCAGCCGGGTTAGATCACGTGCATGCCCCGTGCCGTCTCTCAGGCTGACGTTCGCAGTGGACTGGCCGGCCAGCAGACGGTACAACGTGATGACCTCCTTAGCTACGCGCACGGTCTCACCCGCGGTCGCCCCTGGTTGCGGAGTGCCCAAGGCGTTGGCCAGATGCTTGGCCAGTTCGTGCGAGGCCCACATAGCGGCGATCTGCAGGCACTCATTAAAGATCCGATCCATGGCTTCAGGCGTGGCCGCTAGTGGCTGGCCGCAAGCCTCGTATGCGATCCGGCGCTGCACCCAACGTCCTGCGCGAGCTTCAGGGATGTTAGGGCACTCTCGGCCACCCCGCAGCCAAAGGAAAAACGCCGCGTAGCCTTGCGCCGTTTCGTTGGGCTGCGGCTCCCACGCACGCGCAAGCCCTGTAGCCAGGTTCAACATTTCAGGCGCAATCAAGGCCAAAGCCTGTTCAGCCGGGGTGGGGTCGGATCGTAAAACAGCCTCGGACTCAGCCATTTCAGGTGTGGGCAGCGGCCTTTTGCGCCATTTCCGCGGGATTAAGGGCACGACTTCATTGTGGCACGTGCTAGCCGCCAGGTCAAGTCGTGTACCGGGCCGGTTAGTAGTATTTAGGATCTGCCCGCTCAAGGATCTAAGAATGTGATCCCCCCCATAGTGTGAATCTACAAATCTAACATCTGTACTATGCTCAGGTGCACAAACCACTACTTTGAAACCTTGGATCCTAACTACTGCTAACCGGGTCGTTAGCCAACTTGACTTCCTTGGCCCGGCCTGCTACTATATACCTATGCTACAGTGCGAATTTAAATGGAGAGACACCCAACGGGCCGACCTAGAAACCTTCAAAACTGACGTGGCGATCTTCTGTTCCCGCCCACGTCCTAGGCCCAACCCCCGCCCTTTGGTTGAAGTGGCGCGCAACAGGGACGCCCTGAAAGGTTTTTTTCCGGACGTGAGCGCCCTTTACCTGCTGGCGCGCCATTGGGCGCTTTACAGTTTTGAATCCCACGGCGACACCTACGCACTTTGGCTGCATGACAACGACATACCCACCATGCAAGCGGCCCACGCCCAGAATCCAGACCTTGGTGCCTACCTTAAACAGCACGCGCACACGTGGTCCAGCAATTACATAGCGGCCGATCTTCGGGTTGACGTTTGGGCTGCTAGGGTGTGCTTAGACTTGTATGGCGTGAAAACACCAGCTATTTCTTTAAGACCTGCGGAGTTTCCGCGTGCGGAGATGAACTTCAAGCACAACGGAGTGCAAACACAGGCCTGGCTCAGCGAAGGCTTTACGGTCAAGGACATAGCCACCAAGCTGGGCGTCACGGAAAGTTTTTTGCGCCAGGCCTGGAGAAAATTCGAAATCAACCCAGAATTTGGACTTGAACGACACACGGAACACGATCCCGACTCGGCTGTGGCTCAAAACCGCGCCGCATGGGTTGACGAACTACGCAACGGCATTGACGACACGCACCCAATGGGGCACGTATGCAAGCGCAACGTGGAATCAATTGGTGAAGCCGCCCATGTGTGGGGCGTGCCCTACAACACAGCAAAGAAGCGCCTGGTTAAATTAGGCTGGACGCCTCACACGGGTGTTGCGGACGCGCTTGGCCTTTGACGCACCTTTAAGGACCTCAATGAAACAGACTCTTCGCCTACACAACCGATCCGTGACCTTGAGTCCTGAAGCCTACGCACAGCGTCTTGAAGGCTACGCGGTGCGTAGCCTTAAGCAGGTCGTGAATACGTACCGCGCTGCACCGCCAGAGGTGCAGGCCCTGCTTATGTCGCGACCGGTTTATGTCACGGCCTTGGCGTGGGCACAAAGTGTGCATGAGTAAAAGTATGGAAATTAGAAACAGAGCTAGACAAGTGATTTTAAATGTCAAGGGCGCGTACCTTCAGGGCGCGTACCTTCGGGGCGCCGACCTTCGGGACGCACACCTTCCGGGCGCCGACCTTCGGGACGCAAACCTTCGGGACGCAAACCTTCAGGGCGCCGACCTTCGGAACGCAAACCTTCGGGGCGCCGACCTTCTGGGCGCAAACCTTCGGGGCGCCGACCTTCGGGACGCACACCTTCAGGGCGCACACCTTCGGGGCGCCGACCTTCTGGGCGCACACCTTCAGGGCGCAAACCTTGAAGGTGCACACCTTCGGGACGCACACCTCGTAGATACATGTTTAAGCGGGGAGATTCCGGATCCAGGCGCTTTACCTTTTGACGTGCGTGACGGCTACGTGTATGCGTGGCGCACAGCAAAATCGCAGCACAACGGATCAACCGAGTACAGGCCCGGCATCTACACGGCAGTTTTAAGCCGTGACATAAGCTCTTCATGTCACCCGGGGATCTACTTTGCCACTCAACAATGGCTCGCTGTGCATTACCCCAGCGAATCTATTGTACCTGTACGTGTTAAACTTGGGCACATTGTCGCCGCGGGAGACAAATTCCGAACTGATGAGCTAGAGGTGCTTGGCAAACCAAGTGCAGGCTCGTAGATAGTCTGGGTGTGCGCGCTCGGCTTGGCGAAAATAATAGTGGTGGCTAACGCCAGTTAGCGTGCCAGGCAGGCGCACGTGCAGGCATTCATGCAGCACCAGCCAGCGCAGGACGAACTTAGGCGCGCGGCACAAGCGCTTGGACACACCAATCACCCACAGAGGGCAAGCGCGGGTCGGAGCGCAGCACGTGGCCCAGTCCTCAAAATTAGCATCCCCCGTTTGGTCAGGATCAATCCAGCAAATCACCACATTGATGGGGAAGCGTTCGAGCCGCGCGGCGACTTCCTGCAGGTACGAGTCTAGATCATGCACCCTAAAGCGTAGCTTTAACCTGCGAGCCGAACCAGTCGCAAAATGACCGGACGAAGAACCTAGGGTGCGGGCCGCGCGCAAAAAATCACAAGCCAGGTACCGGCCGCAGCGCCTAACGCGAACAGGTAAGCGGACCACGGGTCGTGTACGGCACCCCCCACACCCGCAACTACGGCCAGAGCCCAAAAGCCCTCAGACGCGGCCGCTTGCCACGCTCGGCGCGCTTGGCAAGCTGTGGCCCACCAAGCGGACAAACAGGCAAGGGCAAACCCGGCCAGGAAAGTCACACAGCCTCCGAATCGGGGTCGATTTCGAAAACCGCGCAGATCGCACCCAGCACGGCCTGCTTAATTTCGTTTATGACCGTGCCGGGCACGGGATTGCCGGTGTGCTTGTGGGCGCGCCTGTAGCCGTCAGCTACGCCATCTTCAACGGCGATTTCGAAAACCGCGCAGATCGCACCCAGCACGGCCTGCTCAATTTCGTTTATGACCGTGCCGGGCACGGGATTGCCGGTGTGCTTGTGGGCGCGCCTGTAGCCGTCAGCTACGCCGTCTTCAACGGCGCGAGCCAGGACGGGGTATTCTTTAGCTTTCATGGGTGCCTGCTATCGCATACAGCACTAGCCAGTAAAGGAATCCTAGCATGCATAGTGCTGGATAGCCTGTTGAGACACCCAGCATACATTGTATTATTAGACAGCCCCACGCCTCAACACGCAACAAGTTTTCAGCTTTCATGGGTGGCCTTTTCGTTGCGCAAAGCTTCGGCTTCGTTCCACAGCGCGTTGAGTGCTTCCTTAAGCGCCCGGCGCTTTCCTGCCGCGTCCACGATTTCGGTGAGGCATTCTTGAATTTCCAGATACTGCGTGCGTGTCATGTGTTTTGCTGCTCCCATTCCTGCGTACGGGCCGAAAGTGCCACGCGCTCTTGATTGTCTAGATCGCGGACCCAAATTGGGCTGACCTTTGTTTTGCCGCGTTTGCTGTCCACGAGGCAGAAAATCTGCTGGGGCGCTTCGGGTCGCGCATTGATTTTGCGCGCAAAAGCGTTGTAGCCAACTACAGATCCGTTAGCCAGGCCGTCCCCCAAATCCAACTGAGTGTGGAAGTGCCCCGTCAGGTGCAGATAGCTGGGGCGTATTTGTTGCCATACTGCATAAGCTTTGCGCATTGGTATCGTAATTCCGCCTATGCCGCCATTTGATCGCACTGTGTCGCCGTGCGTGCCGTGTAGGGTGAAGTTGAAAAGCTGCGTATATTGATCCCTAGCTTTGTCGGTGTGTACACGAATCGTTTTGTGACTTGCGAAGTGCCGGCCTAGGCGCTGGTATAACGCCCACTCATGTGAGTGCTCGGCCCCAGTTTCATTTCTAGGCTTTACCGTGTCCCTGCCATGATTGCCGTAACTGCATATAACGCGCAGCTCACGCTCGCCTAGTTCGGACGCCAGGGCCTCAAGCCGGCCCATAAGGAAGGGTTCGAGCCAATTAAGTGTAACAAGCGGCGACTCGGAGGTCTCGGTTTGATCGTCGTGCAGTTGGCCGTCAATTAGGTCCCCGCCGAGCCACAGACAATGACCCACGACGTCAAACGAGTGCTCGTCCTTAATCAGCCAAGGAATCGACTCAAAGTATCGGTCCAGGCCAGTGCGGCAGACGGCTGGGTCGTACTTGTTAAAGCAAACGCTGGCTGTGGGCTCGACCAACGCACCCGCATGCACGTCACTTAAGAGGCTCAGGCCCCAAGCCTGGCGCTTGTCACTTCCTAAGTGGCGCACGACTGAGAAGGCCGGCGGGGGCTTGGGCGCACTGAGATTTTCCACTAAATTTTGCAACGTTTCGATGCGCGCAACGGCCGCCTTAAGGTGCGTTTTCGCTTGGCTTTCTTCGGCCTTTTGTTTGCTTTTGGCTACGTGGTCGTCGAAAGTAGGTGGGGATTTGCGTGCGAAGCGCTCGGTTTTAGTCTTCATTCGCAAAAGCGCAAGGCGCACGGTTAGCGTGCCGGCCAGCACCTTGGAAATGTCGGGACATTTTGATGCAACCAGCTCCTTGGCCAACGTATCAAGGCGTGATCCGCGGTATGCCTGGGGCACTTCAAGTCCGCCTATCGCGGCAACCATGACAACTTGATCGGGCGCGAGGTTGCGTCTGGCTATTTGATTGGCTAAAATCCAGGCCTTGACAGCATTCCGGTCCGCAAATTTGCGGCCCACGGTGTTGAATGGCAGGCCAAGCTCCGTGCAGATTTCGAAGCGATTGTGCCCGTCTATGACGGTTTCACCCCACAAAACGATCGGATCGCGTGCCCCGCCCTCCTTGGCGATCGAAGCTTTTAGCGCCTCGCGCTCGGCGGGTTTTAATGGCGGAATAAGGTCCTTGAATTCTTGGTCGATTTTCATGATTTTTGGTCTTTCTTTTGGTGGTAGTGTTCGCGTGCAAGTTCGTTTTTGCGCTTGCGGCAGGCTGGTTCTTGTATGCGTTTACGCTCAAGCATGTTTTTGCGTTCGCGGTAGGCTGGATCGTTGGCGTAGCGTTCGCGTGCAAGTTCGTTTTTGCGCTCACGTGCGTTCATACAGCCCTTAACAGTGTTTGGGTTACTTTAGGCGCCCACCCGACGGGCGGACGCCAGACTTTGCCATCGCGCTTGAATCCGGCTTTTAGGAGGCAGGAAATCGCGCGAAGCTCGTCCTGTCTGGTTGCACGATCTATGCCAAGAATGCGACCCATAACATATCGGGTGGTAAGGCGGACGCTTGCGGTCCAACCCAAAGGGTTCTCAAGCCAATCGTCGATTAAATCGGACAGGGAGTCGTCCGCTTCAAACTTGGCGGCCTCGGCCGCAAATAGGGCTAGGTCCTCCCTTTCAGGGAAATGCTGTTCGCCGGCCTGCACGCGGGCCCACGCTTCGGCCCACAGCTGGTCACGTATTGCGGCCAGATGAGTAACATCCAGCACCCGATCGTGCACTTGGATAGGCCAAAACCGGCGATTACCTGTGCGATCGACCAAAGGCATGGGATCGTTTGTGGTGCCGATGAAAACACACTGTCTGGGAAAGCTCTCAACCAAACGGCCGTACGGCACGCGGAATTTGTCCCATTGGCGTGTGATGAAGCTCTTAACGGTGTCGGTGTCAGCCTTCCGGACAGAACTTAGCTCCGCAAGTTCGACAATCCAGCGGCCGGCCACGTTAAGTGCCGAGTCTTTGGAACCAATTTGCCCGGCGTCATCGGTGAACCATGCGTGACCGGCTAAGGTTTTTGCTAGCGTGGACTTTCCGACGCCCTGCATACCCACCAGTAGCAGCGCGTAATCCGCTTGGCACCCTGGCTCCTTAATGCGCGCAGCCGCTTGCATTAGCCACCAACGCGAGGCCTTGCGCGTGTACTCGGAGTCTGCGCAGCCCATAAGGTCGATCAGCCATGTGTCCAGGCGCGGCGTGCCATCCCAGACCAGACTTGAGAGATAATCGCGCACGGGGTGCCAGCTGTGGAACTGGGCCTCGGCCGCTGCACCCACCAAAATCATACTGAGCTTTACATTTAGGCTATATTTTTCGTAAACCCAGCACGAAAAGCCTGCAAGATCGTGGTCCGCAATTTCGCGCGGCGTTTCCTTGCCTCCCCAAGGTACGGGTTTGGCAACGGTAATTATGTTCGAGAACTCATTGAATGCAAAGCATCCTTTGCATTGAAGGTCCCCCTGTAAAATACGCTTTATGTTAGCGTCGCACGCAACGGGCACGCCAGACGTTGATCGGCGCAACTCAACCTTGTCGGTCGAACCCGCCAGAGCGGCCACGGCTCGCGAGAATTTGTAGGCAACGTCGGTCGGGCTAGGTGCTCCGGCCGCGTCCACAGCCATAAATGAAAGCGATGTTGCGAAGTGTGCCGCAATCGATTGCGGATCGGCGTTCGGAAGCTCCGCAGCCAGCTCCGAAACCATCTGAAACAGAATAGTGTCCCGATTGCCTGGTTGCGCGAAGGGCACGCCGCGCAAAAGGCGTTCAAAGGCTGCGGCTGTGGGCTTGTTCGATTTTGCTAGCTGTTGAAGGACACGCTTGAAACGCCCTTCAGCTACTTCGTGGACGGGGCGCGCTTGGCTTTGGTCGGACACGGCGCGGGACGGACTGCTTGGAAAATCCCTTATCCAAGCAGCATCTGCGTCAATTGTCACACCGTGCCCGACCAAAACCAAGGGCGGGTAGTCCAGGGGGCAGCTGGGCAGGTAATAAAAGTGTTCAGGCGTTCGGCACTTGTCATCCATTTCTGGAATTGAGGCCTTAAATATGCTCCAAATTCGGTCGTGGATCTCAGGTGTAACGGGCCGAGTGTACGGGATGACAACGCGAAACCGGACCTCACCGCCGCGGTGCTGTGATCTGTGACTGCTGTAAATCACGAACGTAAACGGCTCAAGCCAATTGTGGATCTCATCAGCGCGCGCCGCGTCTATGTGCTCAATATCCAGCACCAAGGCATGCACGGCTGTGACATTCTCTTTGCGGCGCGGCCCGGTATGCTCGACACACGTAAAGAGGGGCCCGTCCTTGTCTGGGCGTATGTCGTGGACGGATAGGGCATGTACAAGCTCCGGCCACGTCACGGCGTAACGCGTGCCGGCGTTGTCGCTAAGGCCGGTGTAGTAGGTAACGGCCAGTTTTGGTGGGATTTCAGACAAGCTCAGTAAACATGACTTATTTGATACCTGCGTGCAAGGGACCTTGCACTTTAATTTGCGCGTGCTAGAGTGGGCACACTAGCTGCCGTGGGCAAGTGGTCTTACGCGTGAGAAGCAAGATGAATACCCTCGCCGATCTACCCGTCGGCTCTCAGGTTCAGTTTAGGGACTTCCTGGCTGTGATTGAAAGCCAGGACGGCCACGCTGTGCATGGCCGGACGCAAAGTGGCGTGCGGTTTGGCGTGCGGAAAACGCACAATGTGCAAATAGCTGATGAGCCCGCCTTAGGTTTTTTGGGCTTTGTCAACGTCCGAGCATTGCACGTCAGCCCGAGTCAGTTGACTCAGTACATGTATCAGTGCCCGCGCCAATGGGCCCTAGACAAGATTGGGGGTGTGCCGCGGCCGGGTAACGAGTACAGCGATCGGGGCGGCCTGGTTCACGCTGTGCTGGAAAACTGGCAACGGTACGCAATTCCGCCAGACACGACCACGTACATTGGCCGGATTGCGTATTCTGCGCTTGCGTGCACACCGGCACCTGGCACGGCCACACCTGAGCGATGCGTCAACTGGGAAATCGACGGCCTTGAAATTGAGTTCCTGAAGGACCTCGAGGCCTTTACGGCCGATGGTGTAGAAATCTACGATTACAAAACTACGTCCAATCTAGCGTATGCCCATACGGCCAAGGACCTGTTAGAGACTGATCCGCAGGCCATCGTGTACGCCGCGCACGCTTTTTTGGCGTACAACGCGCCAACTGTGCGTGCGTCTTGGCTGTATTTGACGGCAAATAAGCCCCACAGGTGCCTGCCGGTAATCGTGGAACCTCAGCGCGAAACATGCCTTGAACGATTTTCCTTGATTTTGGGCGTAGGCAAGGCCATGATAGCGCATCGAATCGCTCAGACCGACTCAAGCACGTTTCCGACAAATTTATCCCACTGTTCGGCCTTTGGCGGATGCCCGTACAAAGGCACACATTGTATTGTAGACCCCACTCAGGAGCTCCTAAATAAAATGACCCAAAGCATCTTCAGCCAAATCGCGGCCGTTGGCCAACCCGCGCCCGCACCTCAAACGCCCCCGCAGCCTCCCGCTATTGCGTGGCCCCCCACTGCCGCACCCGTTGCGCAGCCTGCGCAACCCGCGGCCTTAGCGCAATCTCCTGTTTGGCTTACAGCACCTGCCGCGCCACAAACCGCGCCTGTGGTTGATCCAAGCTTTGCACCGCAGCCAACGCCTGCGACGATTCCTGCGCCTCCACAGTGGCTGCAACCCGCTACGGCTGCGGCAGTTGTAACACCTGAAGCGAATGCGCCTGTGATTCCCATCAAGCGCACGCGCAAGTGCAAAGAAACATCCACGCAACCGGGCGTGATTATGTCCACGGAACCGGTGGAAACCACCTATGAGGATCGGTTTTTTGACTTGTTGGTTGCCTTGGCCATGAATCCAACCCTCGCCGCGCACCCTGCCGTGGACCTTGCCGATCGGGCGCTTGCCCTCGTGACGTGCGGACAGAAAGCGCTCGGACAGTGAACCGCAAAGCTCGGAGATCTGCGGGCCCACGTAAAGAGCGCGTTGTTTGGCGCGGCGTGCCTGTTCAAGGCCCGCAGATCTGTTTCCGTGAGACCTACGACGGCACCCTTTTCATCGCTTCGGCTTTAGGCAGAGCATCCGTCGGACCGCATTACGTCCGCAACGCAATGAAGCGTGTGCGAAAGCAAAGGAACGCAGCGTGACCAAACCGAAATTCAACAGCAGCGCCGAGGCGAAAAAAGCAGGATTTCACTCGCGGCGGCATGAAACACCCACGGCGCAACGTGAAGCGCGGCAGGCGTACGAAACTAAGTCCAGCCGAAACAGAGCTAGAAAAGCAAGGGCTTCGTGAACGCCCTGCTCTGGGTTGATACGGAAACATCTGGGCTTAAACCCGAGCCCGGTCACGCGCTGCTTGAAATTGCGCTTGTGGTAACGGACCTGAACTTTAAGGTTTTGGGCCAGATTTCGCAGTTAGTACCGGCCGACACGCGCGCAGCTTTTGACGTGGCCAATCCGTATGTGCAACAAATGCACTTAGACAACGGACTTTGGGCCGAGCACTTCGATGCCATGAAAATGTGTACGGACCGCGCCGCAGCTACGAACGCGCTCTCGGACTACCTCGTGACGTGGGCCGCAGGCTTCGGCATTTTCCCGGACGATAAGTCAACGTTGTTTTGTTGCCAAGGCGCCGTCGGTGTGGACAACGATTTCCTGACCGCGTACTTGCCGCGCGTGCGTCGCCTTTGGGGCCACAGAGCCTTTGATATCTCGGCCTGGCGTGACCTTGTAATGCAATGGTACGGGTGCAAATTCTCGGATATGCCTGCGCTTGTGGGTGCGACACATCGTGCGCTCGATGACGCCCTGCACATGCTTGACGTGGCCCGTTGGATTCGGCAAATGTTTTGGCGCCCAACGTGATCCCCACCCCCTTCGGTCAACGTCGCACAGTAATGGCGTCCGCGGAATTCTATCGTGTGTCTGCTATTCCGCGGCGTACGTGGACACAAGCCGAAGGCGAGGCCCTTTCACGCGAGTTGACCCCGATTTTCAGGCGCTCAGGAAGCTCTGCAACTATGTTGCCTGTGCAGGCCATTGCCGTGCGAGAGGTCCTACAAAACCGTGGGGGTTTTTTGCCTATGGGTGTAGGCTCGGGCAAAACACTGGCGTTCTTGCTGGTTGCCGCGGCCTTGGAAATGCGTTTTCCCGGCGTGGTCGCGCGCACGTATCATCTAGTTAAAGCCGGTCTGGACAACACCGGGCGCAAGGCTGAGATTGTGGCGTACCTGCGTGACTGGAACGTTCCGCCACCCCAAACAATACACTTTGACGCGATTTCCCCCGTAAGCGGCAAAAACCTATTGGAAACCCTGGACCCGTTGGTGCTTTTGGTGGACGAAAGCCATCACTTTAAGAACCCACACGCCAGCCGCACCGCGCGATTTCGCCGGTGGCGTAAGGCGAATCCCGATCGGATTGTGGTTTGTGGAACAGGATCAATCACCAAACGGTCAATTAAGGACTACTGCCACATTGTGCCTTGGTGCTTACCGACGCACCCGCCTGTGCCGACACGGATCGAAACCGTTGAAGAGTGGGCGGACGCGCTGGACGAACGCTTAGATATGGGCTCGCGGTGTGAGGCTGGGGTTTTACTTCAATGGTGTGATCCCGCGGAGGTTGCAGAAATGGGCGAGCTTCGGGCTATTCGAAGAGCTTACAGGCGGCGCTTAGCCGAGACACCCGGGGTTGTCATTTACAGTGTGCCTGCATCCACGATCGGCGCGGAGCTTCACATAACGGAACACGTCCAAGAGGCGGGGCCGGCCGTGACCGATGCCTTTAACTCCCTCAGGAATTGGGTCCTGCCCGATGGCACTGAAATCGTGGAAGCCTTGGACATGGCTCGCCACGTGCGTACCATGCCCCTGGGGTACTGGCTCCGGTGGAAGTACCCGGCTCCCGAGGTCTGGCTCACAAAACGTAAAGCATACTTTAGTTTTGTGCGTGCCCCAATGGGCGGCCGGTACGACAGCCCGGACGAGGTTGCGCGAGCCTTTCCGGACGCGGCTGAAGTCACTGAGTGGCGCGCCATCCGCGAGTCCTATAAGCCAGAGACAGTTGCCCAGTGGATAGACGGCGGTGCCATTGCCTACGCACGCGAATGGATCGCCAAAAGTCCTGGCGTGGTTTTCTGTGACAACACAGCCTTCAGCGATGCCTTGGCTCACGTCGCGGGTGTGCCGTTTTTCGGCCCTGGAGGCTTGGACGTTGCGGGGCGTTCGATTGAAGGGTTTAGCGGCCCGGCCTGCGTTGCGTCAACGCGCGCAAACGGGGAGGGTCGAAACCTGCAACGGTGGCACCGTGGGCTTCTGATGCAACCTCCGCCGAACAACCTGCAAATGCAGCAAAACCTCGGTCGGTGGTTTCGTATCGGGCAAAAATCGACACGCGTGGATGTGACCGTGTTTGTGGGTTGCGCGGAACACGCCAGCAACTTGCGCCAATGTGTGGCGGACGCCCAGTACGCGACGGACGGCGCGATGGGTGATGATTCGCAGTTGCTGGACATTGCCGACATTCAGTGGGGAAATATCCCCCAAACGTATCCGGTTTGGCGCAAAAGGCCTTGACGGCCCGCGCGCTGTAGGTCACACTCAGGAATCCGCTGGATTTTCCAGCGCAAACAAGGATAAACATGAACCCATTTCAAGCACAAGCACAAGCACAAGCACAAGCACAAGCACAAGCACCCGTCAACGGTTTCGCAGCTTCCAACCCATTTGCCGGACTAGGCAGCGTCGAAATCCCAGCATCGGGCCGGCCTAGGCTGCCCGAAAATTTTAGCTACGTTGTGCAGGTAGATGACTATAAAATACGTACTACTAATGTGATTGTCGAATACCACGTCGTGGAATCGAACAATCCCAGCGTGCAATCCGGCGCGCAAAGTTCTTACGTGCGCAGCCAAACAGGTAAAGGCTGGCAGGGGTATTTTGCTAAATTCGTGTACTGCAATATGGGCGTTGACCCCAACGATGAAAGCGCACTCGCGCAAGCTCGGCCCTTCTTTGACCGATGTTTAGCTGAAGCCCTCACCAAAGTTGCGGACGCAAGCTTACCTGTCCATTTGATTGGTGGCAAGCTACGCGTGGATGTCACACCAGGCAATCCTCCCGATGCGGGAAAGAAGTACTACCCCAGTGAGTGGTACGGTCCCGCAACCTAATTAAACTTCAGCTCACGCGCCTGGCCAATTTGACCCCCAGGCGCGTAGGCTTTTACCTGGAAATCCCCATGAACGACCTTGCTAAAGCCCTATTTGGGCGCCTGTCCAACGACACCCGAAGGGCCCTGTACTTCGCGGATGTAGACTTAGAAGACGTCTTAGATGGAGAGATCGACGATGATACGTGTTCCGCACTTGCGCGACTGGTGAATGACTGGGGAGACTTGTCATGTTGAAATTTGATGCAAAACGCACGTTTGACGCAATCCCCGAAGCACAGCGGTGTGAGTGGGCCAAGCACGAAGCCTCGCTTGACCAAATCTGCCCAGCGGCCCGGCACGAAACATCAGCCAACCGTCGTGCATTGTTTGAACTATTGCGTGCGTGGGAACAGGCCGCGGGATTGGCTGCGGCCGAACTGTGACCGAATTTCGCGGCCGGCTGCCCCTGTTCAAATACTTCGGTTCGAAGTGCCGATCAGGGAAGTTTTACCCGCCGCCCAAGTACCAAACGATCGTCGAACCTTTTGCTGGTGGGGCCGGGTACTCATTGCGTTACCGTGACCGCGAAGTGATTCTGATAGACCTGGACGCGGAATTGATCGACTTGTGGAGCTGGCTTATCGAAGGCCACGCGAACGAAATTGCGGCTATGCCGGTCACAGGTCTCACGCAAGGAACGGACATACGCACTCTAGGCCTATCCGACGGAGCGGCCCAGTTAATGCGCCGTTGGCAACGTACGGGGCACTGTTCGAGCTGGACCGTAAGCAACATAACCACGGGAGAATCCCCGTGGTGCCAGGCGCACGGAGTGGGCCAATATGGTGGGAACACCGGTATGTGGCACAAAAACACACGGGATTACCTGGTTCACGCCGTGGTCACGATTAAGCATTGGCAGGCGTTTTGCGCGAGCTGGGAACAAATTGATCCGGCACTTGCGCCCGAAGCTACGTGGTTCATTGACCCGCCGTATCAGCACGTTAAATACACCAGCTACTTGCACGGCGCAGGCATTAACTACCCGGCTCTTGCCGATTGGTGCCAGCGGTTGCCGGGCCAAGTCGTTGTGTGCGAACAGGAGGGTGCTGATTGGCTGCCCTTCAGGCCCTCACACGAGGTATCAGGCATGCGCGGCAAAATGCGCGGCGTGGCCGGCGCCCGGTCCAAGGAGGTTGTGTGGACGAACGACCAGTCATAGTAGATTTTGAGTCCCGATCGCGCGCCGACCTCAAAAAAGTGGGTGGGCGCAACTACTGGGCCCACGCTTCCACCGTGCCGCTTTGCTGTGCGTGGAACGACGGCACGCCTGGTATGTGGCGCCCGGGCATGCCTTGGCCGCATGCCGGGCGCGTATTGGCTGCGCATAACGCTCAAGGCTTTGACCGGTTCGGTGCGGAGCAACTGGGATTCCAGTCTGCGGGCTGGGTGGATACCAGCCAGCTAGCGCGCATCGCAGGACTTCCTGGGGCCCTGGCCGATCTTAGTGCCCGCCTGGGTGTGGCCGAAAAGGACAAAGCCGCCAGTCGATTCACCACAAGTCTTTCGACGTGCAGGCGCCCCACGCACATAAATGCCAAGGAGTGGGCCACTCTGGACGCTAGCCAAAAGCACGTCCAGGGAACGCAAGCCGCCTATACACCTGAAGCTGCAGCCACTGTGGAGCCCTATTGCGCACTTGACGTTCTTGTGCTGGTTGAGGCCTGGCCCACGCTGAGCTGGTGGGCTCAATTTGATGTGGATGTGCGCCATGTGGATGCGATCGTTAACGATCGCGGAATTTGCCTGGATTCAGACCTTGTGCGCGCTCTTTTGCAGTGCGATGCCGAAAACGCCCATGCAAGTGTGGCCGAAGTAGCTGCGGAATTGGGCTGGACAGCTGACCGCGTTACTAAGGCCGCGCGCAGTCCTGTCCAATTCTGCGAAGCGACCGGACTGCCCGATGCCCAGAAAGCCACCTTGGAAGGATGCGCGCACCCTCTGGCGCGTGCGCGTGGTGCCCTGGCGTCAATAGCCCGGGGTAAGTTAGAAGCGGGCCTGGCGCACGTTAGCGCGGACGGACGCCTACGTGATACTCACCTGTATTACGGAGCTCACACAGGCCGTTGGTCGGGCCGGGGCATGCAGCTGCAAAACCTGCCACGTCCAGCCAAGGCCCTTGAAGATCTTAAGGTTGACGCGATTTGCGCCGGGGCCGACGCGTGCAAGGCCGGGCACCTGGCCACCCAGGATGAAATCGATGTTTTGTTACGCGCCTGCCTGACAGCCAGTTCAGGCAATACACTGGTCGTGTGTGATTTCACGGGCGTGGAAGCGCGAGCCTTGGCGTGGGTTGCCGTCGATCAAAGGGCCTTGGACGCTTTCTCGGCCTATGACGCAAAAACGGGCGCCAACCCCTACAGCATTATGGGTGCGCACGTTTTTGGTGTGCCGGTCGAACAAGCCAAGAAAGGGACCTATGAGTACAACATAGGCAAAATCCTTGAACTGGCCTGCGGCTATGGCCAAGGCGCGGCCAAGTTTGTTGAAACAGCGTATAAAATGGGACGCGTGCGTTTAGATCCGGTGCAAGCCAAGGAGGCTGTCAGGGCTTGGCGCCAGCTACACGCGCCGATCGTAGCCCTGTGGGCGGCCGTGGAAAAAGCTTGGCGGGACGCATGCTACGGAGTGTGTTCAAAGGTCGGTCCCTTCGAATTCGCACCTTTCGGGCAGGGTTTGGCTGTGATTTTGCCAAGCGGGCGGCCCGTCGTCTACAACGCTCCGCGCATTTGCGCGGACAGTTCCCTTGAATTTTTGGGTACGCGTGGACGTGAGTACACCTACGGCGGCAAGCTCGTAGAAAATCTAATTCAGGCGATGTGCCGGTGCCTAATGGCCGACTCACTGGTGAGAGCTGAAGCGGCGGGCCTGTGTCCTGTTATGCACTGTCATGATGAGATTGCATGCGACGTCCCTGCCAGCGCTGGGCGCGAAGCGTATGACTTTCTGCACAACTTAATGGTTACCCTTCCGAGCTGGGCCTTGGGCTTTCCGATTGGCGCGGCTGGCTGGTTTGGGCCTCGATACCACAAGTAGCTTGACACTCGCCGCAACACACAGCATACTGGAGCAAATCCCATGCAAGACACAGTTGCAAAGTTCGAACACGGCTTCAAAGTCGGTGATAGTGTGCGCCTGATAGTGGGCGCTATCGAGGATGTGTATGGGATCACCCGTTACGACGCTCCTATAATGGTTGTGAACGGCTTCCACGAACTGACCAATGAGCCTCAATGTGTGTGGTTGGGCGCGAACCGGCAACCGTATGTGGCCTACTTCAACCCAGCCGTTTTGGTGCGGGTATGACCCTCGTTCGAGCTATTGACCCCGGAATTTGCAGCGGAATAGCCGACGCTGTGGACACGCGTCTGTCATCCGTCCAGGTTGTGCGAGACAACCCATCGCCAGAAATGACTGCTTTCATTAAGGCGAATCGACCCCGGCTCTGCGTTCAAGGTCGCGGCACGATCATCGGCCGCGGCAACGCTTTGATCGTAAGGGCTGTTGAATTCGGGCGCCAGGTCCAGTGCCGGTTTGGGGCCGCTAAATCTACCACTGCGGACCACGTCATAGCCGAGAAACCCCTTCTGATGCACGCCCGGCCCGTTAACGCGTCCGCGGACGTGGTTACACGCGGCAACGACTTGATATCCACAGCCATTCGACTCGGGCGCCTGATTGAGTCCAGCCGGCCCGGCCGCTTGACGCTTGTGACGCCCGGGCAGTGGAAGGGGCAGGTCCCGAAGGACATACACGGTGCCCGCGTTTTGGCGAAGCTTGACCCGGAAGAGCTCGCGCTTGTTCCGGATGACCACAACGCGATTGATGCAGTGGGCCTGCTTTTGTGGGCCCTGAAAAGGTGATATGAACGATATCCAAGTAGCGGAAGCCCGGCAAGAAATCACGGAATGCGATGCCGTTTTGGCCTACGTCCAGACCGCACAGGTCACCGATCAGGCTTCGCTGGACACTTTCGGCGGCATTGCCAAGGAAGCCAAGGCCCGGACCAAAGTCCTAGACACTAAGCTTAAGGAGTTCACAGCTCCACTTCGGCAGGCCGAAGCAAACGCACGTGCATGGTTCAAGCCTCGCCAGGAAAAATACGCTCAAGTAGAATCCGTGTGCAAGGCTAAAATCGGAACGTATCACTTGGCCCAGCAAAGGGAACAAATCCTGGCCCTGAACGCGGCCGCGGCCCAGTTTCAAGCGGGGAACCAACAAGCAGGCGTTACCGCCCTTGCGGTCGTGCCGGACGGACCGAATGTATCCAAGGGCGTAGGTGTGCGCACCGTCGAAAAGTTTCGCGTCGTGAACCCGGATTTAGTGCCGCGTGAGGCATGCAGCCCAGACCCCGATAAAATTAAGGCTATTCGGGCGCTTGGGCACGACGTCCCCGGCGTGGAATTTTACATTGACACGCAAGTATCCGTGAGGTCCAAATGAAGTACGACGGCGGCAAATTACGTCCAAGCCTTTTCCCTTGGCCGGCCGTTAGCGCTGTGCTTCAAGTGCTGGAATTCGGCGCGCAAAAGTATACCGCGCATAGCTGGCAAAATGTGGAGCCACAGCGTTACGTGGAAGCGTTATTACGCCACGCCATTGAATTTGGCGAGAGACACCGTACAGAGGGCCTATTTTGCAGAGACCATGAATCGGGCTTGCCTACGTTGGCCCACCTAGCCTGCAACGCATGCTTTCTACTTGCGCACCCCGAATCGAGTCCTAAATGACAATCGCACTAATGCACAGCGGTCGCATCGTTGACCTAGAAGCTCCGTCGCCTGGGGATGTGAGCCTTGGGGATATTGCGCACCACCTTGCGCGTGTGGGGCGCTTCACGGGCGCTGGGGATTCGTTCCTTTCTGTGGCCCAGCACTGCATCTTGGTGTCCGCGATTTGTCCGCCCGACCTAGCGCCTTGGGCTTTGTTGCACGACGCCAGTGAGGCGTACATAGGCGACCAGTCGTCACCCCTTAAGGCGCTTTTGCGCAAACACACAACGGCCCTAGACAACGTAGAAGAGCGTTGGCACCACGCGATTTCCGAACGATTCGGGGTTCCGCGCCTTGACGTCAAATGGTGGGATATTCAGGCAATGCTGACTGAACGCAGGGACAACGGTCCGCGCGGAATGACCGACGTTGAGTTCTGCGCTATGCTAGGCCGCGACACACTGCCAGAGCCATACTCGACCTACGTAAGGCCCATCACGTCCACGTTAGCTGAGCAGTGGTACCTAAACCGGGCTGCGAATCTCGGTATTGCTTAGAACCGCGCCGGTTTCGCACAAACATTCCCACGGGAATTCTTCGCGACCGGTTCACGTCAAACATTCCCACGGGAATTCTTCGCGACCGGTTCACGTCAAACATTCCCACGGGAATTCTTCGCGACCGGTTTCGCACAAACATTCCCACGGGAATTCTTCGCGACCGGTTTCGCACAAACATTCCCACGGGAATTCTTCGCGATCGGTTTCGCACAAACATTCCCACGGGAATTCTTCGCGACCGGCTCACGTCAAACATTCCCACGGGAATTCTTCGCGACCGGTTCACGTCAAACATTCCCACGGGAATTCTTCGCGACCGGTTTATGTCACAGCCGATGCACTGTGGTTCATCCGCCCCAGGTAACCGACCCCACGTGAGCGCAAAAATTCGAGAAATACACCGGATGCGCGAGCGGACTGGTCGTTCCCCCTTGCAGCATCAGTAGGAGCCGGCGCTGTTCATTGGACCCCGAGCCGAAAAGCGCCTCATTGGTCAAGACCGTTGGCGTTTCCAGCGTTTTGGTGATCAAGTGCCTTAGTTTGTACGCGGCCAAGTCTCCTGAAGAGTCTACCTCAGCAGTGCCTAAGATAGATGCATCGCCTGATGCGAGTACCTGCCAGACGGCGAGGGTGGGAAGTTCCCCGCTAGGGGGTATGGCGGCGTAAGCGGTTGAAGCCTGTACCGCTACGTTAATGCTGTACAGAATGCCGTTGGTTGGTAAGTATGCCGATAGATCAACGCAAAAAAGGCAGTTAGTTATATTTTGTGTGATAGTGGGCTCCGGTAAACCTGTGGTAGGGTTAGACCCTAACTCGAACGAAAAAGTTGACTTTGCGCCGTGCAGTTCGGCCACACCTGCGGCGGGAAGCCGAAAAGTTTGCGGCGCAGTTTCCAGCGTGACGGGCGTTGCCTCGCGTAAGTACGCGAGCCAGTCACCGAATCCACCAAGAACCCAATTCATGACACGGCCGCCGAACTTGCGACCGCCAATCACACCTTGGGCTATGGCCGTACTAGGGTCTAGCCGCGTGCCAAGACCCGCCTCGGGCAGGCCTGCGGTTACCGTGGCGTCAGTTGCGGGGCGCGGTAGGATCTGCGTAGGAACTATCATTGTACTGTGCTCCAAATGCCGGCGTTTGTGTCGCCTGCTTCAGTGTCGAACCCGCCGGACAGGGCTAGGTCCGAACCCTCTACGGCAAACTCGAAAGCCGGGCTACCGGCCGTCTGCAGAAGAAAAACCGGTACACCACCAGGGGCCGTGGCTTGCAGGAGGTCCTGCACCGTCTCAATCATTAAGGGTGTTAGGTCGTCCGCGGTGTAGATCTGGATGGTAGTTCCCCACTCATCATATGTCCACCCGAGGGAAAGCAGAAGGTTACCCACAGCCGCCAGGTCGCTCGTTTTCCCCTGACTTCGATTCACACGAATACGCGCTTTAGCTAAGAGTCGGAGCGTGCTATCAGAGCCAAGTCGCGCTTGGCCAACTTTGCGCCCTATCCAGTCCAAGCGAAAACCTGTGGCCGTGTCTGGATTGAATGCGGCGCGTAGAGCGAAAATCGCATCCTCTATGTGTTGAATCTGGTTCAGATAGCACGCAAGCCGCAGCAGAAACTTAGGTTTGTTTCTGTATTGGGATATTACCTTGGCGGCCCCGTCCTGGATGTGATCAATGGTGGGTATCACTACAACCACGCTCGCAAGATAGTCAGCACCAAAAGTGACACTGTTAGCAAGGTGCCTACTACCCAACGCCCTGTATTACGTCGCACGTCAATGCGCGATTGTGTGGTTGTCTGCGCCGCGCGGTGCTCTTCTAAATGGTGCCCGAGATCCGACTTAATCGTGGCCACGTCCTCACCCACTTCCACAAGTTTAAACAGGATCTGCGTTTCGAGCGAACCACTCATTTAGTCTCCGGGGGGCGGCGCGATTGGGGGCAGAGGTGTGGAGCTTTTGAAGGCTGACGCCATGCCCGTCATTGAACCGGAGAGTGGCATACTCGCTAGAAAAAGCGCGAGCCGTCCGGCCCAGTTCCAGCCTAATTTAACGTGCCAATTGTCCAACGTTGTTTGAAGAAACATCATGCCCATGATGAACTGGGCCAACGCTTGCGCGGGATGCAGCGAAATCCAGTGATAGATGCTGTGGATCATCTAGGTACCACGAAATCAGCGTCAAGGGTTGCGCCGAACTGGTCGGTCGATTTTATGCGCATGTAGCCACCATGGCCGTTGGGTGTGTGTACGCCAAAGGTATTACCCCAGTTGGTCTGCTGAATGACCTCGTCCGTGCTTGCGTCGTAACCAACAAGTTCAACGTCGTGACCACCCTCCACAGTACCGGACACCGTGAGATGCCCGCACAAATCGGTAGTGAACATACTTGAGAGCCAGTTCATACCGGACATGACTGGGCCGCTTTGCAGTGCAGCCAACACCGCAGTTTTGCCGGTGATTACAGTGCAGCTCACGGCGTACCCTGTTTTGAGCAGCCATTTGCAGCCCGTTAGCGTGTCGCTACCCGTGTCCTGCGCGGGCCAGGCGCCTGGGTAGGGGTCGTTATTGGTGATCCACGTGTAGGCATTCAAAGCCGCTGAATTGAAAAGGGTCGCGGTTGTGAACGACACAGCGCGTGGCTGCGATGTGGCCACGCTTAACGCGGCGAACGCTACACAGGCGCCCACACTGCCCTGATCACCGCAGAAGGAATCGTTTGAGCCCCACATAACCGTTGCGGGGACCGCCGTAAACGTTGTGGTGAAGGAAAGGGCCGGCGTTGCCAGCTTATGTCGGGGCCGAAGCGCCTTTCGGTGCTGTTCGATTTGCGCCGGAGAGGGGGCCGCCATGCTTGCAGTGTTGCAGCCGGGCAGTACGGCCACATTTGCTCCGCCTGTGCCGGACTTGCCACCCGTCGCCTTGGCACCGCCTGTGCCGGACTTGCCACCCGTCGCCTTGGCACCGCCTGTGCCGGGCATGCCGCCAACAGAAACCGAACCGCCTGCTGGGTTGTAGGGTACGCACCCCGACCACAACTGAACAGTAGCGATGGCCGCCGGGCCCAGAAGCACGGCCGCGGGGGGCGCTGATTGGCATGCAAACGCGAGAATCAGGGCGAGGGTTGCCCGGATGAATTTGCTCATAGCCTCACTATAGCACCCAACGGTGCGCCGCGCAGGGCAAACGCACAGGCCGGTTAGCCTACTCGGTACTCTTTGATGGTTTCCGGCGTGCCCTTCAGTTGCCAGTAGTCGCCTGAAAAAGCACTCAAACCGCACAAATCGCACGGCAGCACCGAATCGGAAGGCTGTTTAGGGTCGATAACACCAGCAGCTTGCAGCGCTTCGAAAGCTAACTCCGAGCAATACCAGCGAGATCCCAAGTCTACGTGCGCGAGTCTAAGAGCCGATTCGACAGCCCCCCACGTGTCGTACTGCTGGTGCTCACGTTCTTGAAGCCAGTTTGCTATTGCCAGCCTATTGCATCGGGCGCGCAAGTCGGTTCGCAGTGGGAGCCACCAAATAGATCCGTCGTACTCCGCACAGCGTGCGACCAATGAGCCCTCCGTTACACCCGAGAATCCGTTCAAAGAAGTAGATTCGACCAGGCGAGCCCCAGGTGCGGCCCTAAGAACGATTCCGACGTGGGACACGATCGAGCCCGTTACGCAGCGCACAATTGCAGATACAAGGCCACGACCTGAAAACGCGAAGATGTCACCGGGTCGGACTTGTGGCTCAATCTGTTCGATGGTCGAAATGTGGTAACTCATGAGACAAAACCGTAAATCAACGACGGATCTTTCCCGGTCGCCACAACGTCGGCAGCTGAAGCAAACAGCGCGCAGTCGGCTTTGTTTCTCGGGATAACGCCGGGATTTCCCGTGCTGTTGATATTACACATCCTAGGATCTGCCGCGGCTGACCAGTTGTGGGCTAAACACGCCACAGTGAGATGCTTGAACACATGCGTGAAACCGGCCCCCATGGCCCAAGCCATTGAAAGCACCGCGAGCTGCGCGTCGGCGGGCCACTCTTCCCAGTCACGGAATGTGACCTTTAGGAACTTCTCATTGGCAACTAAGCGTTTCTCTACCAACGCGTCAATCCCGTCATCATTCAGCATCAGCGATGCAATCCGGCCGCACGCTTGATAGCCCTTGCGCGCGAGCGTCTGGTCGGACTTCATTTTATTCCACTCAGCTGCTATCTCAGCCCGATTGGCCTTCTGCCCTAGGTTTGCAATGTGTATCCACGGAAGTCCCATTGCTGCGCCTACAGGGTCAATCAGGTTGCCGACCCCGGTAGTAACTAGGCCTTTACAGTCCAGGTACATAAAATGTACCCGGCCCTCGAATTTACGACTAAATGCCGAGAATATGTCTAATACTGATTGTCTCATGGTTTCACCACTATGCACTGTTCGTGCCAGGATTTGGACGCATACATACCCACACCACCAGCGACAAGCGCGCCTGCACCCATTAAGATCGCAGTCACCTTCAGGCTGCGGGATGGTGCGCCTTCAATCGCGGCCATGGTTCCCAGGCCCGTACTTGCTGCGCCTAGGCCCGCGCCCACGGGCGCGCCCCAGTCAGATTCAATGTCCAGTGCCACGCAATGCGCACGGGTCGTACTGGGTGCGAGACCCGGCTCGGGGAGGGAGCCGGTACAACCAGCGAGAATTAGGGTAACTAACCAGGTCCAGATAGTGATGGGTTGCATGATTTGTCCTTAGTTCACGATTTGAAAATTACTACACGACCCCCGTGGCTGTGACGACGTGCGTCGCATTGGCTATAGCATTCGCGTCATATTGAACGGCACAGGAGATGAGGTTATTGTTTCCGCCTACCACAACAGGACATCCTGTTTTTCCCACGACTCCTTTGGTGTTTACAGCAGACCCCGAGGTGGTTACACCCTCTAAAGTCAAACTTGATCCGACGGTTGCTCCAGTCATATCCACTCCTGATGTATTGGCGGCAAGTACAAGCTTGGTGTCCCTTAGTTTTGTTGAGCTGTTCGCTCCGCCGGCGCAGCCAATCGCATAATATGTCGAGGTAGTTTGCAATTCAGACCTATCAACAAGTAGAAGGCCCGCTGTTGCGTACCAGAAAATCGGCATCCCGGATGACGATATTTTACAAGCTGTAATGGGAATTTCTGCCTGCAAAAACAACCCGTATGTACAATCAAACGATGCGGTCAAACCGTCGGCAGAACCGCTCGATCCGGTGGCAAACATGATAGCATCACCGCCGCCACCGACATAAGCACCGGCGAATGTTCCCCCCTGAATTCGTAGCCTATTGTTCGCGTTGACCAAGATTCCGCGTTTTGAGCCGATGAGCAGTTTTGCGTTTATCAACTGAACACTTGAATTAGCAATTGTCGATCGAAGGGCAATTTGAACTTCCGAGGCGTGCAAAACAGTCACAGAGTCAATCGTCAAAGTTGCTACCTGATCCGCCAATATCCCGTATGTTGTGCTACCTGCGGTGTCACCGTAGACGCCGCCAACGATTTTGCAATCCACGCACCCCGCATCATACGCAGAAACTTGAGCGGTGCTTAATACCAGTGCAGATCCGCCCCTGGCCGACATCGTGTTATTTTCTGCTACGCACTCGGTTCCGTCGTTAATGGTCGCGCCAGTACCAGACCCGATTGACGTACAGTTGCGTATAACGCTGCGGCTATTGCCTTCTAGACCCAATCCGATCTTGTTGAGCGCGGCACCGTCTGATGTCCGACAAGTGAGAGTGACGCTGTCGTATAGGTTGTTGGTCCCGCCGTTGTCAAATGAACAACAGAACCCTCCGTACAAAGCCGGAAAACCTTGTGAATCGTCAACTGAAATATCTTTGATGGCGCACTCGTGGCCCGCAACTATCTCGATAAAGCGCGAGCCTCCGCTGCCGGTGAACAACCCCTTCCCGCGAATCGTAATATTTTTAGGGTATGCAACGTATTCTGTGATTGTGCCTTGTGTAGTGTGGGAAAAAGCTTCCAAGAAAGGCCTATCAACGTATACGACAGAGCCGTCTATTCTAGTTACGAAAAATGGGACGTAGTGCCCAAATGCTTGCTTTACTAATGAGAGCTTATCACCCACACTAATTTCAGTCGCACCTGGGGTTACAGTGATATGATCATCTCCGACAGCGACGTCGGAGGCCAGCGTTGCGGTTAATAGCGCAATCGCATACGGACCGTAGAAACAGGCGTCCACAACCTCTGCGTGTGTAGGGATTGCGCTCACGTTTACGGACAATGCGTGCGTCAACAAATCTATATCATCTTGCAATACAACTTGCGTTGTATACGTGTATGTGCCAGCAGTTTGCACGATTGTGCGCGGACCGTTTGAGCGCGCTTTCTCGGCGGTCATTAGGGCATTTAGCGAGGCCCCGGCATCGCCTACGGGAGGAGGCCAGAGAACGTACGCCGCATAATCGACTCCAAAGTTCGTACCCGGTGCAGGCGCCACCAAGATCGGGGTTTGCATATGCCCGTCAATCTTTGCCAGTTCCGGGTCAATTGTCACAAGTGTTATGCTATCAGTCATGTTCAAAGTCTCCAGGGGCACGCCCCCGATAAATCCGCTGTAGTCAAATTGAGCGGCGTTGTGCCATCAGGATACATCACGTCCGCCGGGTTGGTCGAATGCTCTTTACCGAACACGTGGCCAAGTTCGTGCAATGTGACCATTCCAAGTAGATCGGGCCAGGTGTAGTTCGTGACATTGCGCCAGTCGCGCACGTTGATTGTCACGCCTTCGGTGCCGAGCCAGCGCGCGTCATGTTCCGAGCAATGAGGCATGTTTCGGACTTCGCCGGCTTCAGTGGCGCCTGGCAGACTAGCGACCAGGACGATTTTGCTCTGCGCTGGGTTAGCGCTGATGTTCGCGCAAAGCGTACCGGCCGAACGTTCACACCATTGGTCGGACGCAGTTTGTAGGACTACGAGTTCATCGGCTGTGAACCCGACCGCCTGGAAATCATAAACCGACGTGGGCGTGGCAGGTTCTGCGTTACAGGCCGAAACGATTAGGGCTAGTGCTAGTGCGCGGTACATACAGTAGCTAAATGCACAAATCATGCCAGCACCTTGTAGAAAAAGTAGATCCCCGCAATACCTGCCGCGTTCGTGGTATCGTCGATGAGGTCCACAGTAACGTAAATGATTTGGCCAGCAGCGTAGATGGCTCGATAGTTGGTCGTGACTTGCAGATTGCTCCCCAACGTGCTCACGTCCAGGCCGCCGGCTATGTCCCCGACTGACAGGTCGGTAACCCATACAGTGTTAAGGATCTCTGTGCCGAAACTTTCGCCGGAATTGGTCGTTCCGATCTTGAGCTGCACGCTGGGATCGGAGCCGCTTGCGTCGCAAGCCTCAACCATGCGCACAAGTACGTCAGTCAGCATCCACCGGTTTACCCCTGCGGGTGTGTCCACAATCGGACCAATTGCGTAAATGTGACTACTTTGTAGGCTAACCCCGACATAGTAGCTATCGCTGGCCGACCCGGTTGGGCCTGTCGGACCAGGCGGACCAGTACCCGGACCCATACCCGCGATAACAAGAATGTTCTCCGGTGTGCCTGTGCCTGTGTATCCGGCGCCAGCGTCATACGACTCCGCCGTCCAGGTGTAAATGGTGCCTGTGTCTGATGCGGTAGCTTGATGAAGAACAGTCATGGTGCCCTTAAGGAGACGGTGCGAACCACGCCCACGCCTGACGCGCCTAGGTACTGGGCCGCAATTTGGTAGTTCATGTTTGGAGCCAAATCAAGTGGCCGGGAAAGCGCTTCAGCGTCTGTCGCACTGGACACAGCCACGGCGGATTGCGCAACCAAGCCGGGCGCGTAAAGGGCTACAGAAAGCACCGCGGGGCCCGAGTTAAGTCCGGCCACACACAGCCGGGCGGAAACGTTTTCGGGCACCGTGAAGCTTCCAAGAACCACCCACGGCGCGTCACTGACGGCGGGCGCGGGTTGGTATGGGGCCGCAGCATAGGCGCATACCACGTCGTTTGTCTGGTTTACCGTTGTGGCGTATCCTTGCAAGCTCATGGTGTCACCGAAATATCTGCGGGGTCGAACGTCGCGATTTGAAACGGGCCTATCGTTAGGTTTGAGGTTCCACCATTCAGGGTGAAGGACAGAACGTCCACAACCCCGCCCGAGGCCAGGGCCGCAGCCGCGGCCTTCAGCGCGCGCACGGGCGTTCCAGGCGCTGCAATCTGGGCCAGGATGGCGGCCACAGCCAGAGCAACGGCAGGAGCGCCAACGTAACCGGTGGTTGTGTCCAACGTGTACGTGAGGGTAACCGGCACGGGCTCAACCGGGGTGTAGAGCACGGTTCGAACTACACCCAGCGAATCCACAAACGAAATCGCCACGGTGCCGAACGTGTCAATGCCCGCGGCTTTGTCCCAAATCACGGCCGCAAGATCTGCTGTCACCAAGGCGCCCGAAGCGTAAACGATCGGCGCGATGGTGTGGGGCGGCAAGCCGTTACTGTCCGTGGTTGCGCCGTCGTTTTCGAGTACTGTGCAAGAAATTACGGCAGCGACGGCTAGGATATCCGCCTGCATAGCCAGGGTTGTGGCCGAGCCCGTCCGCGCGATTTCCGCTTCACGCAAAAGGCGCGTTTGCGTGTCGTCATAAACGTCGTGGCCCATTATGCCCGCGGCCGCTGAAACGATCGCAGACCACCCGGAAATCGGGGCACTGATTTCCAAACTGTTTACGGGAATCGCGATGGGCCCTGTGTCCACGCACGCAAAGGTTACGGGCCAAGTGCCCGCGCTGGGCGCCGTGAAGTCTGCGATAGGCGTTAAAAGGATGTCCGGCTTACCAATCACGTTGGCAAAGGCCGCGCCGTTGACCAGGGTGGTTCCGTCCGTAAGCGTGCATTGCGCCACAACGGTAGTCGGTGCCGCGTTGGGGCGAACGGTGCCGCTCAGCTTGCACAGGTCGTCTAGCAGGTCGCCTTCAGCGTTGTCTGGGTTGTTGGCGTCGTGTACTACTTGCAGGGCCTCCCAAGCCAGGGCATATTGCCGAGCTCGAATACCCACGACCTGGCCTTCCGGCGCATCCGGATCCAGGTCCAGATTCGGGTCCACGTACGCACGCAGGTCCGCCGATTCGTCTGCGACGATATCCTCAATTGTGGGGCAGTAGAAACCGTTCGGCTGTACGCCCCAAAGCTCTTTGGGTACTGTCATCCTGGCACCGGGCTTGAGACCACTTCTGAAAGTGTAGCACCAGTCACGTAGACAGCCACGTACGCGAGGCTCAACGTGCGAAGCGACGGCGTGTAGAGGGCTTCAATATCTTTAACGCCAACGATTCCAGGCACGGCCAGGATCTCGTCCCGGAAAAGGCTCTTAATCAGCTCTAGGTTCGGGTTCTTAACCAAGACGCTGTCGAACCACGGCACGCCCTTAGATGTGTCCAGAAACCACTCACCCAAAATAAGTTTGAAGCGTTGGCGGATTTTCTGCTTGACGTACTCCGGGCCAGTCAACGTGACGACGGTGCCCGTGGAAACGTCCAGGTCTCCTGCTGGAAGTGTGCGGCCTAGCACTTGTTCCCCCACAAGTGGCTTTCGATCGAACCATCGACATGGAAAGTAAACAGGGGCTTTAAATTGGCGATCGGAGGCCTGCCCGCAGCGTTCCACGTCTGGGCGAGAATGTAGTTTGCAGCAAGGTCTGGGGTCATTTCGCTCCTAGTTCGACTGTGCCTGTTGGGGTGGGTGGTATCCAAGTCAGTGGTGCGCCAGATCCACCGCACGATGCTTGCGTTATAGCGTTAATTACGGCCTGCACGTCGCTCAGTAGCGCCAGCGGCGACGCGCCCGGCACTTGGCCAGGACGCACGAAAGGAATCGCCAAACAGCTAGACATGCTGAAACGAGCCAGATCACCAGGCTGCGAAGCGTCGGAACCGCCCAAAAATTCGGCCGCGCTTGCTTCAGAAAAAAGAAGCCAGACGCTGTCCCCCGGCTGGAGCGGCACTTGAAGGCACGATCGGCTTGTTCCGAGTGCCAGGACCGGCACCCTGGGTAGTGTTGGTAGCTTTTCATATGCAACCTCACCATCAACTGTAGGAACTGCACGCGCCGGGCCAATTTGCACGTCCGCGGTGCAATCGGCCGCATAGTAGGTCACGACTTTTGCCGGTAAGGCAGTATGCACCTCCAACATTTGCGCGGCAAATGCACGACGTACAAGCTCGCCAAGGGTGGGTTCAAGTGTGCTCAATAGCGTTTACCTTCAATTTCATGGCCCCAGTCGGAACCGTGTGACTGACCGGTTGTGATGATTTTCTCGACCCGAAATTGGCCTTGAATTTGGCGGGCATCAACCACGACCAAGCGGCCACACATCAGGCCGGGAATCATGAGAGTCTTAGCCTTCAAAACGCCATTGCCGTCCACGTTCGGCGATCCGATTAAACCTGTCGAGCTAGCGAGGGAGATTGCCTTCTGGGCCAAGGCCTTATTCAGGTCCACAAATTGTACCACGCCGTCCTGAATACTCCACTCCAGGTTCGCGCTTCTGCAAATGTCGGACAGGGCTCGGGCCGCGCTTCCCGACAAAACCACGCCACGGGCGTAGACCGTTGCGGCTCCTTGAAGTTGCAGGGACGCTGCAACGCTCGCCAGGTTGCCTGTGCCAAGCCCTAGAGCCTTGACGGCAGCCGCGAGAGCCGTGCGCACGGGCGTGCAAGGTCCGAAAGCTTGGTTAATGCGTGCTGTTCGGTAGGCCCTTTCGCCGTCGCCAGACGTCACGGCCGTAATCCAATCTGGGCCGCTGAGTTCAGAATCAACGGTCCGAAGGTCGCCCAGAAAAATCAGGTCCGTGCCGTCTTCTTTGTAGCCGGCCTCGAGGCGCACGGGAACCGACCCCTTAAGGTTCGGCGCGGTGCGGCCCTTGCCTTTTTTCTTTCCGACACGCTTACCGGGCGCGAGTTCCTGCAGCATCCCGCGGTGTTCTTCGTTGAGGTTATTTACCTCAATCAGGACCTTGTTGGGCTCGGGCTTGATCGTCTTTTCGACGCGGAAATGGATCGCGAACGCGTCAACCTCCAGGGTCGAAACGGTCAGGGACCAACGGCGATCGAAAAGGGCGCCCATTCATTCCCCTGGGGGCACGTAGTCCAATACGCACCTTAGCCCCTCGCCCAGTTCCGTCAACCCAGGCGGATCGTTGGACACGCCCAGAGTCATAACCCAAAACTCACCAGCAGGCACGCCCGGCCGGGTGTGGTAGTAATGCATTAAAGGCCAGTTTACGATCAGCTTCATAGGCCCCACTAGGACATTTCCCAGTGTGTCGAGCAGCCGGAGGTACCACCGGGCCTCACGCGTGGACCACCGGAAATCCAGTTGGAAGTCCACGCCGTCCAGGTTTGTGCGTTGGCTGTAGAACGCCGTGCCATCGGAGAGAGTGGGGATTATCATGACGGTTTCGCCAAGCCCAAAAGGGCCGCTAAAATCGTGTCGCGTTGTTTCTTGTGGTCCGCCGGTTCATCCTTTCCGGCCTTGGACCCCGCGCTCTTCTTGAGCTGGCCGCTTGTTTCCGCGGGCTTGGGGGCTGTTACGGTCTTAGAGTTAACGATTCGAACCTGTTTAAGGCTGAGCGAAAAAGGCGCACCGGCACCGTCCTCAACTTTACGTGGGACCTGTAAGCCGTTGTCTGCAAACACCATGCCATCGTAAGTCTTAAAGTCCGTCACCACTTTCATTAACACCGCAGTGTCGTAGGCCTTTTCCAGCAAGCGAAAGGCCTCGCCCGCTCGGCTGGTCCAGCTAGGCCAGGTCCATATTTGCGCCGTGGCTGTTTCTGATTTGCGTGGATCTTGAACGCGTGCGTTAATTTGGGGCGGTCCGCCGAATCCAAGCGCGCCCGCCAGAGCGCTGAATCCGGCGCTGGCCAGGGCCTGCAAATTGGGACGCAGCGGGCTAGAGGGCACGTCCAGGGTTTGCAACTGGTTGTGGAAGTGCGTGGAGCCTGGCAGATTTAGGGTGTGCGGGCCCAGCTCGGCATACACCGCGCCCGCGTTGGTTGCGCGCCCGTTTTGCGGGAGAGGTGTGTCTGAGACGTAACCTTCGATTGCTAGAGTTTTTGGCTTGCGCCGGACGTTGTCTGAAATGTTGGGCCCATCTTCCACCGGAAAATCCGTGACTTCCGTCGCGAAACCGTGCGTTTCGGAGTCATAGACGTCCAATTGAACGAGATCAAAGGAGCCATCGGCATTGGTCCAGGAGAAATAACAGGGCATTACTCTACCGCCGATTCAAGAGCGTTTGCTGTTGCGCGGTATTCGGAGGAGTCCCGTCGGGCCTTGGCTACGGCCGCGCCAATCGCCTTGGCCTGTCCGTCTGTTGTACCCGGCATAGTCTGAATTACCGTGCTGGACTTGTCTGTGAAATATTGTGGTGAGGACATATACTGGGGCACGCCCTGGGAAACAGGTACACTAGCGCCACTTGGCAACGCATAGGTGGGCGCTTCTGAAGTGCCGATGCCCGGACCGTAGGTCTGGCCCCCGCTTTGCGGGAGGCCTTGGGCTAGTTGAGCCTCGCGGTGTTCCGCGATCTTGGCCGTTGCAGCCGCGTCCCGGATTCGATCGAATTCCGATCGGTAATTAGCTGCGTTGGCCTCGGACCGCTCTTTGGACGTGTTTCCGATCTGTGCGAAATCTTGCTCGCGTTCGCCTGCTATGCGCTCATTGTACCCCTCTGGGGTCTCACCACGCACGAAAGCTTGCGCTCGGCTTAAAAGATCAATGAACTTCAACCCCCACTCGCACAGCGCGGCCCAGTACTTTGTGTGGTCTACGATCCAGCCCGTCATGCCAGCGCCGGCCGTGCCGAGAAAGTTGACCACGCCGTCGTCGAACGTTTGCCACGTCGCTAACATAGCCGTGACGTCACCAACAAACACATCCTTGGCGCCGTCGCCGAAGAAGTGGTCGATCAGTGTACCGGTGAGGCTGTTGTCCCCCTGGAAAAGGCCGATTATGTCCTCAATAGCCAGTCCCAAAAGCAACCAACCGGCGATCGGAAGGGCCGATTTAAGGGCGAACGCCGTCACCAAAGGAATGATTTGGGACAGCCCCGCAACGGCCACAGCCGCAAACGCCGCAATCCCGATGCGGGAAATGTCCACGGTTTCGTTGAGATGCCCCAAACCACTAACGAAATCCGTGCATTTGTCCGTAATCCACGTCAAAGCCGGCACTAAATAGCCAGTCAATATCACGGACAAAGACCGCCAGGCCATATGTAGCTCGCCACTTGCGTCGTACGCTTTTCTAGCCTGCGCTATGTAGTCCTGCGTGTACCCGCCGCCCAGTCTATTAACCCCTGCCCGAAGTTTGTCTACGCCTTCCCGCCCTAGTTTAAGCATCGGCATTAGCTGCGCACCGCCGCGGCCGAAGATTCTCATAGCCGTGGCTGCCTGCTCCGCGGGATTTTGAATGCCGGCGATAGCCTCGGCCACGTCCACGAAGGCCTCGGTGGTGTCTTTCTTGGCTAGATCCTTTTCGTTCAAGCCTAGTTTATGAAACGCCTCACCCGCGCCCATAGCCCCTTTATCTGCCGCAAACATTGACCGCTGCAAGCGGATAAGGCCCATTGATAGGGCCTCGACCGGGACCTCGGACTGCTCGGCCGCAAACTGTAGGCTTTGCAGTTTCTCGGCCGTGGTGCCTGCCACGATTGCGGCGTGATTTAGTTGCAGGGCCCCTTCAATCGTCTGCTGAACGAATTCCTTAATTTTGTAAAGGGCAAAGGCCTCGCCGATCTTGCGGCTGAGGGAACCGATAGACTCAACCATGTGGTTGATTCCGGCCTCGCCTTTGTTTAATTCGGCGTGGTCTATGTCGAAGCCAAAATGCGCTAGAATTTCCCTAAGTGCCATTTGTCGCGGCCCGCCGTTTGGCCTCGGACCTAGCTTTCGCTTGCAGGTCCTCCCTGAAATCTAGCAGAATATGAAAATCCAGCAAGTCGGCCAGGCTGTAGACTGTCCGAAGCTCCTGCAGTGTCGCCAAGGGCGGTTCGGAGAACACCGGACGCCACAATTCCCAGTCCACGCCGGTTGGGGCTGCTAGCTCTACGGTGTCTTGGTCTCTGCGGCGGTTTTTGCGCCTAGACTGGTCAAGATCTCGGATAAAAAACTAATCATGCCGTTCAGCCGAATCAACTCGACCAGCCAATCGGTTAGCAAGTCGTAGCGGCCCGTGAAGTGCGCATCGAATCCGTCACCCTTAAGACTGTCTTCGCCGTTCGTGCGAAGTGCGAACGTCACAACCCCGAAAGCTTCGCACAGATCGTCAAGCAGCACCTGGTCTAGACCTGCGATCGCGCCGGCCACAAATCCCAAGCCTGCGGCGAAATTGTCGCCCTTGCCGTCGCCAAGGCCCGACAAGCCTGCCCCGAAGGCTTTCATGAGCCGGAGGTAGAAACCCCTGCCCTGCGTAGCAGGTAGCAAGATCGTGCGGTATTTCTGGCCGCGGACCTCAAAAGTTTTGATTTGAGGGGTGGCTGACATTAATGGCCGCCTGTGAACTGATCAGGACTGGTCAGGTAAATCACCCATTCAACGTCTGTTTCCTCGGCCGCGGCTTTCCACGCCGGATCGCCTTCAATGAAAGCTTCAGTGTCCACAAGCACAAAGTTGCCGTTTCGGTCCTTGGCCGAAAAGGGAACCACACCGGCACCGCCAGGCGTTACACGGTCCAGGTTCAAAACAGCGCTGAGTTTGGAGTTAATATCTCCGCATTGACGCACCTTAATCGTGACCTTTTTTGCCGGGTGTTTCAACTGTGACCGGGTCGCCCCGCCGCCAATGCCTTTGCGCAGTTTGAAATCGGGCGCCAGCTGCTCAACCGTTAGGAAATCATCGGGGCCGATTTGGTCCTCATCGATTTCCAAACCACCGAAATTTACACTAATGTCCGCCGCGGACCAGACTTGCATCGTCATAATTACACCAGCACCGAAACGTTAATCGGGTCTACAAAGTTAATTGCTCCGGCCAGCGTGAAGGTCACAGCAACGTCCGGGAAGTTGCGGGTTTCGCGCGTGGCCGCGGGCACGTCCTTAACAGCTTGCACCGAAATGGTGGGCGCGGGGTTGTTCGTTATTAAGCCGTTATCCACGCCTTGTTTGTTGGTTTGCATTAGAGGCCCAACAACCGCGCGCTGTACGCCTGCGTCCGTGTACGGAATCTTCTTGGGGGCCGCCTGCAACATAGCGTTGATAATGTTGGCTTGCGCCGTTGCGTACCACCAGTCCAGCCCACGCACTTTGTCGCAGTACTCCCCGTAAACGTCCACACCGCCGCCGAGTACCCGCCCAACGTCGATCGTTTGGCAATAATTGACGTTCTTGCTGTTCAGGTAACCGACCTGCGTATCAGTCAGCTGGTCACTGGCTACCGCGCCGGTAACGTTTGTGAATTGCCAGTTATCCGACCCCGGAGTCAGTGTTAGATGAACGCTAAGGCATCCCGCGGCCAAGTTGCCGGTGAGGCTCATTTCTTGATTCCAGAAAAGGGCCGTACGCTTCGCGCCGTGAGCTTTAAGGTAAGAGCCGACATCGGTTCCTACCGAGCTGTAAGTCGCGGCTATGACAGCCGTGTCGGCTGTCTGCGCAACGAAAAGGGCGCGCTTGTTGGCCTCCACCCAACCCGATGCGGCTTCGATTTCCAACTTGCCAAAGCTGTCGATTGCCAGGCCGTACCAGCCGGGATTAGCGGCCTGAACAGCTGCTAGATCCGTGGCAATTCCGGGCTCGGCTGTGTCGTCTGAAATCGTAAGGCCCGCGGACATGGCCTTGTACTCTGCACAAATGCCTTGGGTGGCTGCGCAAGAAACGCCTGTGCCGGAAGTTCCCGTGGCGGTCACGCCGTCCGCGGCAAGCGCATTAATGGCCGCGGCAACGCCTGTGCAAACGGCCGCCAACGTGTTGCCGGGAGACGCGGGCACGGCATACGTCCACGACGCCGGCACCGCTGTGCCTGCGATCGTCCCCCCGTACACAAATCCGGGCGTTAGGTTGGTAGGCGTCAGGGTAACGGTTTGGGTCTGTTTAAGAACACGTTTACCGACAACCACCGACACAGGGCTCGGACTCTGCGACTTGAACGCGGAAACGAGCTTGTAGGCCGAATCCGTAGTCAAGAACCCATCATCGAGCATGGCCGCGGGTGTGCGGTAGGTGCGTGTGACATCTGGACCCCAGATGGTCACGACAGCAGCAGAAAGGGACGCAAGAACCAACGGCGTGCCAAAGTTTGCGGCTGAAATTCCAGCGGATTGCAGCGTGATTACAATATTGACTAAACTATCTAGTGATGCTGACATCTTCTTGTTACGGGGCCGAAATTGGCACGGAAATTGTGCCTCCCGTTACGGTGTTGCTGGAAACTGTTGCGGCGCCGGACACACTGTCGAGGGTTGCTGTGTCAAGAGCCCCGGTTACCGTGTAGGCGAAATTCAAGTGTATATCCAAAGTTCCAATACTAGCCTCACGGTCGTCTACAGGTGCGTCGTTCGAAATTACGTCCTCTGTATTTATGACAGACAACCCGAGCTCGCGCAAGTACTCGTGGGCCGCCTCCGTCCACAGATTAACTTGGATGTTTGTGAGGTACCACAAAGCCCATGAAATATCCGTACTTTCCAAACTCTTGACCTGCACGCGTAGGGTTGCTTGGCCGCAGACTCTTTGGTCCTGTTGCAGATTCGTCACCGTTACGCCGTTGACCGTGCGCGTTACGTTGCGCCATTGCGTGCCTGTTTTTGACGTCAGCCGAATTTTAAGCCAGCGCAGGTAAATGCCGGCCATCGTCTCAGTCGAAATGAAAGGGATCTGACGATTGAACCAGACGACCACCCCTTCTTGGTAGGCCGTGGTCATATCTTCCGTCGGCAGTGTGCTGAACAGCGCCAGCATCGACGGTGCGATTTGGGCCCAGTAGTTCATTCGTCCACCACCAGCTTACTCCTAATCGCGCTGCGAAGCTGCCCAGTTAAGATGAGGGGTGTGTCTTTGGCCTCCCCCGTGCGCGCTTTCTTTTGACGCTTGGTGGATTCCGCTAGTTCAGGCTCAATACCGTCCGAAATACGCCGCTGCATTACGCCCACAACGTACAGCCCAAAACGCTCAAGGTTTTGCGCGGGCCCGCGACCGCCCGGCTTGAGGGATGCTTTAAGGCCTGCCGTCAACTTAGCTTGCAGCTTCACTTCGTTTTCGTCCACAGCGCCGGCCACAAACGACCGCTGGGGAACGCCAAGGCCGAATTCATGGGCCTCGGCCACTTCAATCAGGGACATGCCCGATGCAGACGCGGCCGCGCGGCCCGCCGCGAATCCGCTGGCACGGCTCGCCATAAATTCGCGGCTAGCACGCGCCCTAGCCACTGCCGCCTCAAGCTTAGCCCGAGCCTTTGCTGTGCCCTTGAAGTTCGCAAGTTTGCGGGACATCTTCTCGGCCCGGGTATCCTCGCGGCCCGCTTCGCGAAAACGCTTGGCCTGTTCCCTTTCTTGTGCCCTGTGCTCTGGCTCTAGCTTCGGATCGGAGCCTTCCGCTTCGTGAATACCGACGGTTACGTGCGCGTTGTGCGCAATCAGCTTTCTGTACGCCGCTAGGCCGTTGTCCCGGTCGGAAACCCGGACACTCACAACACTCCAAATGCGTGACAAAACGCTAGGCGGATTTCGTCCACGCGCGCGCTGTAGGTTGTTGTCCCGTCTTTGTTTACCATGCGACTAGACACGCCGGCGGGAGACGTTGCGATCAAATGCGCGGCCAGGTTGCCATGAGCTTCATCGTAGCCCGCCCCAAGTTCGGAAACGCTTAGCCGGTTAGCGGCCATGTCGAGGTAACCCTGAACCGTAACACTGGGTACTGTCCGCATTTCCTGGAACAGATCTCGAAAAGTACCGGCCGTGCCGATAGCGCCAAGAATCATTCCACAATTACGGTAACTTTGCCGTCCCCTTGAAGTTTGTCTAGGGCCTCAAGCTGTTCTTGCGTGAAGCGTTTCACAGGATAGATGGCTTGTTCGCCACACGTCAACGTGCGCGCGAAGTTCATGCCTGTGTGAAGTCGCTCATCCCAACCATGCTGCTCAAGAATAGCTTCTAGCTGTTCCTGCGCGCCTGCGATGGGAACATTCACAGGTTCGCTACCCGTGTTAATGACACGTACTCGCATTGAAGGCCTTTTAGGGGCCGTTCAGGCCCCGTTCAGGGTTTAGGTCAAAGCCTTAGAAAAATCGACGTAGACCATCGCTTTAGGGTGGTAAATCTTGACCGCGCCAGTTAGGCCGCGACAGGGGATTATGTATTGAAATCCCTCGACCTGAGCGGGTTGTGTTTCGAAGTCGATCGGATTAACGTTTTCCAGAATGTCTGGATTTCGTGAGTAACAGACGACGCGGTGGCTAGGGAGCGCGTCCTTAATAACGCCTGCGTTGTCTAAGTAGATCCACTGGTCAACCTCGGTCACATACGGATTGTTATCTAGAAAGAACTTCAATACGGTTACCGGGCTAGCGGAACTCATCTTAGTAGTCGCGGCCATGTTGTACATGGCTGTCGGCAGCAACATCGTTTTAGGTGGGAAAAGCGTCAACGTGTTGTAGTTGACAGCCTGAGCAATCGCGGACAGATCTGAAACCATTTGCTCTGGCGTGGTTGTTCCGGCGGTCAAGAACCACTTGTGAATCGCGTTGTTCAACAGTACGTTGCCGTCAACCGTGACGGTAGCGCCCGTGCCGACGTTCGGATGGTTCACAAAGCCGCCCAAGTTGCCGGTAGTTTGTAGGTTTCCGGCTTCGGCCGTCCCGTCGTCGTTGCGCACCTGTAGCGTGCCTGTACGTGAGACTTCATCCGTGTCGCGGGCAATAACTTCGCGGGCCGCTTCGGCTTTCATTGTAGGCAGATCCATTGCCAGGCGGGCGGCTTGACGTAACTCGTCGAGCATCCAGCCGTACGAACCTTCAAGGGCGTACACGTGGCCGATTAACTCACCCGTTTTGATGTTATCAATTCGCGGAAGTGGGCCTTTTGCGTTGCCGTTCTGAAGACGACTTTGTCCGGCATAGTCCCTGCGGTAGTAGACATACTGGCCAACGAGGGCTGGAATGTCCGTAGCCAGAGGTAGGAACGTTGCGCACCGATTTTCAGGGTACAAGGCCTTTTGAATCTTGGACCGAACAAACTGCAGCTGCCGCAGGGTGAAAAGTGTTGCCGCACCGATTTGGTCCGCATCGAAACGAACACTAGTGCCACCGGCCAAAATCTGGGCCAGTTGCATCGCCTCGGGGTTTCCGTCAAGCCTTGAATCGCTGAAAAACATTGTCCTTTCTCGCTCCTAATTAACCGGTTGCGCCAGTGGGGCCGGTTGGGCCGGTTGGGCCGGTTGGGCCGGTTGCGCCAGTTGGGCCAATCAAGCCTGAACCTGCCGTGCGGGCAACCTCAAGCTGGGTAAGTTGTCCGACAGCTGTCCAGGTCGTGCGGAAAAGCAAACCTGGCACGATTACGTTATTACCGTTACTTGCGTTGGCAAACGTCCCCAGTCTGTCGGCGGGTGCTGTGGTGACGCCCCAACGAACGTACACTGCGTCAAGATCATTGCAAGCCGTTTCGGGACGGACCCAAATGCGACCGCGCGCTAGAATGTTCACAAACTTACCGATTGGGTAACCGATCGTGGGCTGACTGCCCACTAGCTGGCCAATCACGTTCTGGTCAAGAACGGAAACACCGACCATTCGGGCGGCTTCAGCGGCTGAAGTTGGAAGCGCGCACATATTGGGCGTCGCGGCTGCGGCAAAAACCGCGCGGCCGAACGGAATTGCAACCGTCGCAACCTTATCGCCGATTTCCAGACCGTCGGTGGACGTCTGAAAATCGACAAGCGCGCCTTCTTGGGCGACCGGGGGCCGAAAATCGTAGGAAGTCTGAACAGATTCGTCAGCAATAGTCATCGTCTTACTTGCCCTTGCTCATTGCGAGCGGGAGTTTGTACGCGTCTTCACGCTTGGGGGCTTTGTCGTCTACGACCGGATCGGCGTCTAGTTTAACGTTTGAAAGGGCCGCGTTGAATCCGTTAATGGTGGACGCCTGTGCCGTAGTGTCGAGGCAGGCGTCGAACATGGCTGTGACGTAGTCATCCGACTTGCCATCCAGCTTAATCGCAGGCTTGGCCTTAGCAATCACGGCCGCTTTGATTTCGCGATCAGTTTTGCCATCAAACTTGGCATTTGCGCCAAGAACTTTGGCAGCCGAAACCACGAGCTGCACGCGGCTTTCAACGGCTGCGTCCAAGCGTGCCGGAGCAAGCGCTGCGGCTAGGTTAGCCGTTAGCTTAGTTACGTCCACGGTTTGCGCGTCAAACTTGGCCTGAAGCGTGTCTTTTTCGGACGTGGTTTGGGTCAACGTGCCTGCCTGGCTGTCAAGCTTGGCTTGCATAGCGTTGACGTGTGCCTCGGAACCGAATTCGAATTCCTGGCCGTCAAATCTACATTTCATTGGTTTTGATGTCTCCAAAACTGGGCCCGTTTCGGGCAACAAATCAATTGTGGCACATAGGCCGTCCAGGCGCAAGGATACATCGCTACCGGCGCGCCCCCAACCTTTTGGTCCCATTCCAACATGGTTGTAAACAATCCCACGCTGAATGCAGTCGAACTTTTCACCTCGATAGGTCCCGGACCTTACTTCGGTGTGGCACTTGTACCCACACGAGAGTTCCGAAGCTTCGCCCGAATCAACACGGGCCAAGCCGTCGGCTCTCTTAATAGTGAGGTTGCCGGCGGCAAACTTACCGGCCTGAGCGGGTGTCCCGGATACGTGACCGATTTCGTGCTCCTTAACATTCTGCGGATTCACCATGGCGGGGTGAAGCCAAACCACGGGCGCGTCGCGCAGGGTGTCCAGGCTGTCTTGCGCGAAAACTTCTTCAGGCAGCCGAAGTTCACGCCTTTCCGTTCCGTCCATGTTTCTGTAAACGAAAACACCCGTGCGCGTCAGATTTGCGGGAATACGCGCAAAGCCCTGGGACGTGTGCGTGATTTTAGCACTGTTAAGGCGCGAAAAATCCCACCGTTGCGCGGCCTCGCCGTCGAAAGTCTGTGTCCCACCATCGAAACGCAAGCCGTCCGCTTCTCCGCCATCGCCCCGCGCCATTCGTTCGGCAATAGCCACAGCCTGTTCCTGCGGGTGACCGGCTCTTACAAGCTCTGCGATATTTTCGGAAATCGTATCTTTACTAGAACCCGTCTTAAGAGGCACACGATAAGTCTAGCAGATCAATCAGTTTCGCGCTAGATTAAGATTCGTGCCGGTTGAAGCCCCTATATTGGTTACTGTCGATCCCGAAACTGCTAAGATAAACGGCCGACTACAGGCACCTACGTTAATCATGCCTGCACCCGGAGTTGATTTAACCGGGCCAGCCGGGCCAACCGGCGCGACAGGGCCAACCGGGCCAACCGGCGCGACAGGGCCAACCGGGCCAACCGGCGCGACAGGGCCAACCGGCGCGACAGGGCCAACCGGCGCGACAGGGCCAGCCGGGCCAACCGGCGCGACAGGGCCAACCGGCGCGACAGGGCCAGCCGGGCCAACC